ATGAGATACAAAGATCCGACCCACGATTGGATCTACATCACGGATGCTGAGGCCCAGGCGCTCATCGCGAAGGTTCGGCCGGAGTACTGGAAACTCCCCATCCGCATCCTGTATCATTACGGCTTACGCGCAAGTGAACTGCTCATGCTGACTCCGCAGAATATCAAGAATGGCGAGCTGGTCATCCAGCGGCTGAAGAACGGCCGGCTCACCCGGCAGTATCTCGTGCCACAAGTGCGCGACGAGCTCGAAGCTCTGTGCAGAACAAAGCTCCTGAACGCCCGACTCTTTCCGTTCTCGCGCGTGAATCTGTGGCAGCAAATCCAGCATGCCGGGATGCGCGCGAACGTGGACCTGCGCAAGTGTCACCCCCACGCATTCCGGCACGCGTGCGGACGAAAGTGGGCGCGGCTCGGGACGATCAATGAGGTGCAGGCGATGTTGGGGCACCGTTCGCTCCAGGCCACGATGATGTATTCGCGGTTAGAGTGTGATTCAGATCTGAGCAAGAAATTTTTGAGTTGAGGGAGAAGAGGGAGACTTATGGACACGAAGACATTGGTGATTGGTCAGGACGTTCACGTGGTCAGCGGGGTTTATTCCATCAAGGGTAAAGTGGTCAAGGTCACGCCGTCGGGCGTGGACGTGCAAACTGGCGTGATGCAAAACGATGGCACATGGAACGCTCACGAACGTATGCGCTTCGACACCAACGGCAAGTCATGCGACCCCAGCGACGACACGATTGAGTGCGGTCCTTGGGAGCTTGCGATCTAGGGCACGGGCACATAGGGAGTCATGTCCGCAAAGCGTACCCATCCCGTTACTGGCTCGTTGAAAAGCCAGAACTCTGGTTCTACTCGCAACCCGCCTATTGATTCCATATACTCAGGTGAGCCTAGCATCCATTTGGTTGATGTCATAGTGCCCCAATGATTAGAAGTGCGCCACATGCCACTGCCGTCGAGAGCTTCCTGATACACAGAAATCAAAGCCTGTCCGCCTGTTCTACGGGTCGCCGGCCTTGATACTAAATACTGCCTGAATGCTGTCCCCTCCTGTTGGAATGCGGGAGCCTCTGATGGATGGAATACTGCTTCTGTGTTGTTTATGTTGAAGAAACTTGGGGCGCTACCCACAGTTAACCACATCGAACTCATCTCGAAGGAGGAAAGCCCCGGACCTCCCACTACGGCGGGGTGAGCCGGGTTACGGGCAAACGCTGACTCTATACTTTGTCCTGCGCTTGTACTCCACAGATCACTGAAATTAAGCATCTGCGGCCCATCCCACGAACCGCCCGCGCCGCCTAGCGGCTGTGATTCCGTTGAGACTCCTTCCATGTTCCCTAAAAGAGAGTCGCTGCCGCTTCCGTTGGCACCCATGAGACTAGTGTTAACGAAATCTAAAAAAGTTCCGGTGTTTTCGCTGTCTCCGCTTGTGCAAAAACACAAAGAGGAGAAGGAGCTATTGCCTTGGCCTAAATGTTCCCCGCTGTTGAAATAAAGATTTTCTTCAAAATTGGGGTCTTCTAGTCCTGAAGGATCGACACTAATCAACGGATTGTTGCTCACGTAAGCGTATCGGTTCCAACTCTGCGGATCCGCCAAACTCACCGCGCCCAGCCCTGCCGGATCGGGAGAAATCCACCGACCCTGCGTGGTGTGTTCCTCGCGCATCCCGGCGTCGGCCATGTCCGTTTCGGTGTCACTATTGTTGCCCGCGAAACTCTGGCGGCTCCCGGTCCCACTCAACGCATAAGACTCCCCGAACGGAGCGAACGCTTGGCTAAACTTGAGCGCTCGGCCCTGCGTCGAAGCGATCCGGTAGCTCCCTTGCCAATCAGGGACTTGGTAGAACGAGAGAGTTCCGGCGACGTACACGGCCTGTGTTCCGCCCGGTAAAGGAACGTAAGCGTTCTTCTGAACCTGCCCATCCATCACGGCGAGTTTCTGCCCGCCGAGGTAGACATACTCGTTATCCACGCCGCCGTCAGTCTTCTCGATTACGTGATCGAACGCATCGTAAGTCAGCGTTGCGGTATCCACGGTAGCCGGGCGTCCGTTGATGTTCCATGTGTAGGTGTGGAATGTATCTGTCAACAAGTTTCCATTAGCGTCGTAGGTCGGGACAAGTCCACCTATATCATGAATTCGGTTGTTGGTGTTGTAAGTCGCCTGGAAGTTCTGTCCCGCGTCGCCGGAGATGACTTGCTTCGCAATATTTCCAAAAGGGTCATACGTAAACGTCTGGCCCCATTTTGTTCCGCAATCCACCTTCGAGAGACGAGCTAAGTCTTCTAGTGTGTAGTTGCACGTTTGAGCATCCCCGGAGTTAAGCGGGTCAACAATTGTGAGTTTCTTGAGCGACCCGTTTGCGTTCCACGCCGGAACACCCGACACGATCGTTCCGTTGATGGCCTCTTGATACTTCGTCATCTGGCCGTGAACATCGTAGTTGAATGTCGCAACATCCGAAGACCCGAACGTCGCGCTCGTAACATAGTTGTAGTTGCTGTACGTAACCGCCGAGACAGGATTGACTCCCGCACTCGCGGTCACTGTCTTAACGTTCCCCATCACGTCTAGGCCGCTCCCATCCATATCGCCGTAGTTAATGATCGGGAGTCCGACGCCGGAGATACTCGCGAGTGTTCCGTTCGGCCAGTAGCTCTGCACAGTGTGATAGAAACCGCCCGAGGTTGGGCTGGATTGGTAGTAGTCGGCCAGCTCCCCTCGCGCTGTGTAGCTGAAGCCTTCGTCCGTAGCCCGAGCACCTGTGTAAGCCTCGGCAAGACGGCCGTTGACATTCTGCATAGTCTGTCCATTCACAGTCGCCGCGTCATACACAAACGTTTTGCTGGGAGTGTTTGCGAGGTACGGGCCACTATAAGTAACAGACGTGACTCTGTGCAGATTGTCGTAGTGGTAGCAAGTAACGTTGCCTACGGCGTCCGCTTGCCGAACTAAATCGCCGTTAGATGTACCTGAGCAGCCTGCTGTATCGTAGGTGTAGGTGGTCGTTCCGTTCTCTGGATTGATCTCTTGGGACATCCGGCCCAGGCCGTCGTATGGGCCATAGGTGCGAGTCTGCGCCCCTTGCGTTACAGTCAGCAACCGGCCCAGCGGATCATATGTGTAGCTTGTTCGGAACCCTGTGCCGCCGCTATCCTGGCCGCACGGACCCGAGCCGGTCATCGAGCTAATCTCGCAAACGGAGAGCAACCGACCCAGCCCGTCATACTCGTACTGCTTACTCTTGACGTTCTCTCCCGTGGATGCCGGGCCGAGTGTAGTCAATACGTCGCGCCCTGCGTACGTGTTCGTTATGGTTCCGCCCGCAGCGGTTGTGGTCACAAGGGGTCGATTAAGTCCGTCATACGTCTGTGTGGTTTCGACCGTTGGGCACGATGCACCCAGAGCCACAGAACACGGTTGGGTTGTTGAAGAAGGTCGCCCGTTCACATCATACGCACTCGTGAAGGTTTTGTAAGTGCTCCCGTTCTTAACTTGCGTGTCGAACGGACGGCCCATCGAATCTAGTGTCACCACACTCGTGTTTTGTGAGTTCAACCCGAACAACATGGATGACGTGCTGCTTGTGGGTGTATAGGAGAAGCTGGTTAGCGCTCCTGTTGGATCAGTCACAGAATCAGGTCGCCATAGAGGATCGGCATGGGTGATCACTGTCGCGGGATTACCGTTGCCGTCATTTACGGCCTTTATGACTTCACCATTGCAATCCCAAGCGAAGAATCGAGATACTCCTCCAGCAGCGATGCCGGTCGGAAAGAACCCTCCACAATCGCCCTGCGTGTAATTCGTGATCGTGCCGTTAACATCCGTAGTCGTGTGCAGGGTTCCGTTGGCGTTGTACGAGGCGGAACTAATGAGATAGGTGTTACCCGAGACCAATTGCTGATGTTGTGTTTGGTCTCCCGAGGCATTGAACACACCTAGACCATAGGACAGGATGTGCGAAGAGCTATCAAAAACCGTGGTGCTGCACACACGATTCAAGATGCCGGTGAGTGCATTGCAGACGCCACCGCTATAGGAACCGTAAACAAGCGCGGTATGCGTGGCGTAGTTATTTGCTCCCTGCCCAAAATCATAATTGCGAACGTCGGTCAACCGGCCATAGGAATCATAGTTTGTTTGGACCTGGGCCGCGCCTGCCGAAGCACCGATGTCGGTGTAGACATTTTTTTGCGTGATAGCTTGCCCATTTGTCAGACCGCTGTACGTGGCGCATCCAGTGAAATTATTGTTGTAGCAGGTAGTAACTGTAGAGAGCGTCGTGCCGCCAACAGCAGTTTTGGTCAGGCGCAAGGTTTCAAACTCGTAATCGAAGTTGTATCCGGTGTAAGTCCCATCAGGAGCGGTCACTGTGACGTTGTGCTGAGCCGCATTCGTGCCCGTGGAGTTATCAAACTTCCACACACCGTCCGGCGTGGTCTTCGTGAATCCCGCAGTCTGCTGGAGATTGCAATTCTGACCGTGTGTACCATAGGTTGAATAATCGTATCGAATGATTCCGCCGGTTGGAAGAGTCACAGACGCGATACGTCCAGTCGTAAATGTCGAATGGTTGAACGTTGGCTCATACCCAAATGAGTAGAACGAACCATCAGGAAAAGCTACTCTGGTTAGAAGATAATTTGCAAAGCCAGAAGCCCAATAGTCCGTTTCTCCAGCGCACCCAAAGTAAGCGTCCTCGTTGTATAGGCCATAGGTCAACGTAATCGGTTGTGAAGCACCGTTCACGTCTGGGTAAGTCACCGTTGGCGTCAACGATGCAATGGATGACGAGGAAGTCAGCACTGTGGCATTAGCGGCGTCAGTCAAAGAACCGGAATATGTTACTCCGTTCGGCGGTCCACATGACCGGGCTTGGAGACAAAAATTGACATCAAAGTATCCTTGAATTTTGTTCCCATGCGGATCGGTCACACTTGTTCCGGGGAATAAGCTGTATACATTCCCTGCCGGATCGGTGCCCGTCAATGTCGTCCACACACCAGTAGTACTCAACGTTCCTTCTAACGACCATCCATCGGTACCTGGCGTGGTCGTCCCTGAATTACCGCACGCCACAGTCAGAGGAGGGGTGCTGTGAAACGTGTTGTTTGAATCTACGACACCGGATACGGTAAACGGCCCGTTCACGCATTTCCAACCGGAAGGACTGTTGTTACCGAGATATGCGATTGTGTTCGGATTTATCTGGAGACCTGGGTTCCATTGATAGTGGAATGGAGACGAGATGGGTATAGCGGAATTGTCCACCACTAGCTTTGCCACCGCAGGCATATCGCCAGCGCTCAAACTTCGTAGAGGCAAAGAAAGGTGAACGTTAAGACTAGACAAATCAATCGTGTCGATACCGCCGCCAGCGTTTGAGAACGTTCCGTGCTGAGGGAAGCCGGTGTTGGCCTGAGCTGAGACGAACTGAGCTCCAATCAAGCAAATCAGCATCAGCCCTAAAATCTTAAGTGTTTTCATAGATAAATTCCTCTGGTTTGTGTGTCTCACTTTGAGATTCAATGCTGGGCGGCCCAGCACGTGTAATTCGAACGTGTCAATTTGACATATTATACGCGATTTTTCTTGACACGCAAGCCTAAATTGAGCGAGAATGCGCATGTTGAGAGAATAAAGTTCGGCCCTCCCCTCTGCACAGGACAAATGAAGACTTGTAAGCGCAAACGTAAGCCCTTGGTACCGCCGTATCGACGGATTGGCACCTTGTACATCCCGCATCCGAGCACTGCGGACTATTTCGTCGCGTCTCGCGCGGACGGAATGGGCCTGATGCTCTGGACAATAGCGTGGCCGTTCCGGGCGCTTCGGGGGCTGTTGCGGCGTATATGAACTGGCGCTTCGCAATTATGATCATTCTCTTCGGAGTGTTTTACGGAGAGTTGCGGGCGTGCGTGAGAGATTGGTGGAATCAACATGGGCCAAAATAGTCACAACTCTTCAATAAACGAATCCGCGAAACCCTGGCGCCGGCCGATCACGGATGAGGAATATTCGCGTGCGGTGGGAGGAGTAAAATCCTCTCATGAAACCGCCCCTTCTTCCCGGCGATCGCGAGTGCAAGAGTTGCCGCGCCCCAATGGATCTTCTGTGCGGGTGCGAAGAGTGCGTGACCCTAAGCATGGTCGCCCGGACCGCTCTCCAGTATTGTCACGCTTGCAGAAGTCTGTATCGGGCCGTCCTGACCTCTCCGTTCCTTCAACGCGCCCAGAAAGAGTGGGAGAACGAGCAGGGCGAGCGAAGAAGAAGGATGGGGATATAGCGGCGCGATCTAACGGAAACGTTCTCTTCTGCACAGAAGATCGAACACTCAAGGAGTACAAGTGAGCCGCTACCTTACCTCCGAAATCGAACAAGCCGAGCGCCAGGTCCGCACGTGCGACACGAGCGCGCAACTCATCAAGATGGTGCTGCAGCTCGCCGATCGGGGCGTGTGGGACACAAAGATTGATCTTCCGACCGGGCGCAAGTTAACGGTCCGGCAAATCATCAAAATGTACAACCTCATGCGGTTCGTGAACGATCTGCCTGCACAGGAGAGAATGTTGTGAGCGTATACGACGCGCTCCTTGTTCTCAAACATGCGAGCGTATATCTTGCGGATCAGCATCCGTTCGTTCGCAACGATGTTTACAACACAACGCCTGAACGCCGCGCGTGCAAGATTCTGATTGCGCTTTGCGATCTTCTGGAGCTGACACAATGATTGAACGGATGATCAGTGACAATGAATGCACAGCGATCGCTCTTATTTGCTGGCTTCTAGGCATCTTCACAGGGTTTCTCGCAGCCAAGACTCGGAAGGACAACGAACAATGAACCTACTCGCTCTCGCCACACTCGTCGCCGTTATCACGCGGATTCAAACCAAAGAAGAGGTCTCCCTGGAAGTCCGCAACTGGGCACGCTCACGCACGTACTTCTGGAGTCGCAAGCTCGCTTACTTTCTGACTTGCTCATTTTGCTTCAGCGTCTGGACTTCCGCCTGGCTCACGTTCTTCCTCTACCGCTACGAACCCTTCCTTCTTGTGCAGGCCGGATCCTCTCTCGAACTCTGGGCGGCCGTCACGCTCGGCTCGCTCGTGGGGATAGCGAACGCGGAACTCGTGGTGTACGAACTCGCGACGGCGTATCTCGCGCGGCTCCGCACGCTCGCTAAAGTAGACGAGACCAATGTGGAGTTTGGGGCGTTACAGGTAAAGGAGGCCCGGATGCGCACGGAAGAGTTTGAGCGGATCCGAAAGGAGCAGGAGCTGCACGCAAAACTGCACGTGCAGGGTTTCGGGGCGGGAGGGGTGCAATGAAATACGTCGATCCTGATTATGACAAGCTAACCTGCACCCTCATCCGGATTGCGAGCGGGACGACCGAGTTAGGGGCCGAGTTGTCTGCCCAGCAGATGAGTGGTATCACGAAGTTTTGTCTCGCGCGCATATTGGTTACGGAGTACGCTGCGGACTATGCGCGGCGGACCGCGAGCAACGTGGTGCAGGGGATGGAGAACACGGAGACAGGGGAACGAATAGAGTTCAAGGAGCCGAAATATGGAATCAACTGAGATCGAGAGGAAGATTGATAACCTGCACGCTCTCGCGGACGGATCGTATTCTACGCAGGATCGGATCCTTTCCCAGATCATGTTAGGTCTCTGGGAGATCGCGCTGCTTTTGTCTGTGCAGAAGAAAGAAACAGGGGAGCATCAATGACCACCGTCCCGCCACACAGCATCTACGATATGCCTTCAGCCCCGCCATCGGTACACATGCAACCAAGCTACTATGTCCGACACCCAGACAATTCTTATTCTTTGGCTGACCCACAGCCCATCCTGACTCCAGTAATCACAGTGAGTAAAGGCGCGGCTCCGGGTACGGTGCTGATTACCGACGAGCCGCTAACTGTTTATTCCCCTTCGCCCGAGGAAGACCGGAAAGCGTTCCTAGTATTTTGTAAGAACAACAAACTTTTGCCATATTGGGCAAACCGTGAGCAAGTATGGCAAGCCGCTCTGGAATACGCTCGGAGGCAGAAATGAGCGATCAACCTAGCCCCGCCCCGCCACTGTGCGCTGAATGCGGAAAACATGAATCCCTTCACATACCGGATGCTGGAAAATTAGCTTGTCCGACGCAGGATATGAATATGGAAGTGCCGATTAGATACTTTCAATCCGTCCCACTCGACACACTGGAAGCCGAAGCGCAGAAGTGGCGCACTGATCGTAGACCTTGGGATGATAAGTGGATCGACGGAGAAGTAGCCGAATTCGCCCGCTCCCGCGAGACCGCGCTGCAAAGAGAACTAAAGGACGCAAAAGTCGCGTACGGGAAGAAATTTACCGAGAATGTAGAGCTAGAAGGACGGATAGACACTCTCACCCAGAAAGTTATCGTGTTCCATCAACAAGCTGTATCCGCCGAAGCCCAGGTTCGCACCCTAGAGGCCGCGTTGCGCAAGTATGTGCATTGTCCTCACGCCTGCATCGATTGCTTCTGCACGAAGGAAGCGAAAGCGGCACTTTATCAGTGCATTGAAAGATAGAGAGAGAGAGAGAGAGAGAGAGAGAGAGTAACTCTCCTCGGAAAATGGAAACTCCTATGCTAACTCCTTTGTTTGTAACAAACCTAGCAGGAAACTCCTCGGAAACTCCTGAAACTCTAAGAAACTCCTAGATACTCCCAATAGAATCAGTGAGTTACCGGAGTTCCCCGGAGTTTCCCCGGAGTTTCTTTGTAACTTATAGAAACTAAACGGAGTTCCCTATTTCCCCCTACCCACCTTCTTCTATAGGAGAGAGTTATCTATTGTGTTTTCTTGTATTTAGTGGCTGTTTTTAGCTTCCCTAGCTTCTCAAGCAGCCCTGAAGAGATGAGAGTTCGTAGCAGGTTCGACACGGCTTTCTTGTTCCAGCCCAACAACTTAACTGCGTCTGTGAAATGAAACTCCTCGGGTAGATGACCCAGTGCCTCGCGATACTTCTGGCCCAAGAGCGACTTTCCGGTGATCTGTACGTATGCTAATTCGTCTCCGCTCTGGTCCTGGCGGATCCGGCCGAGCTTGAGCGGCCCGAACTCTCCTTCGCCGCGGCGCGTGGCGCGCACGATTGCTTCAGCCTGGCCGGACTCGTAAGCCTCGAATCCTATCCGAGTGTCGGATTGATTCACGATCGCCGAGGCACCAGCCACGAAACTAAGCCAGTGCTGCATCGGGCCGGTCGAGTCGAGACTTGGACGCTCATGTTTCTCCTGATCCTTTTTGGGGTGATGCAGGAATAGAGACGACGTACCGTTTCCGTTGTTCACATGAGACAGATTCTTGAGCCAACGCATGACGTTCGCGGCCTTTGTGTTGCTTTCCTCTGTGTCTGGATTGAAGGACCGCATGGTATCGATGATGATCAGGCTCGGCTTACCTTCCCGCACATCGCTCGCGATCTCGTCGCGTGTGCCAGAGTAGAGAAGACGGAACGTGTCGAGATCCTCTGCAATCCCTAGCCCCTCACGCACCCGATCGTACAGCTCCATCATCTTCTCGACCCCGTTCTCGAAGTCAAAGTAGAGCACGAGGCCCGGCGTCGTTTTCAGCCCGAGGAACGGGATCCCCGCCGCTACGCATAACGCGAGCTGCATCGCGAACGGCGTTTTGCCAGCGTTGCTGTCTCCAACCAGCATGTTTACTGAGCCAACCGCGATTAAGTTCTGCACAACAAAAGGACTGTTCTTCATAGAGGCCAACCGTGCTCTTGTGGCTCGAATGAGTTCGGATTTCATAGGCGAGAAGTCGAATTATACCCGAGGTCCAGAACTAAGCGTTCGGGTTTGTGCTATCCTCTACGCATTGAGTCAGAGAGACCGTCTGCAGTTCTCTCTCACATATCCCGCCCCCGCTGCCCTATCTTCAGCCAGACGGTCCTCGGCTCAATTAACTTGCGGAATTACTCATCTCGCGTTATAATGCACTCAATTGTTGACCTCCGATTAAGGCTCAGACGCGTTGCCGATAACACATTGCGCCTGAGCCTTGGTTCTGAATGAGAGTTGTGAATGAGTCCCGACCTAGAATCTGCCCTCACTGAGTTCGTACGAATTATTACATGGATTGTGCTATTGGGCGGAGTCGCAGCGCTGTTCCATTTTTGCGGCTAGAGAGAGAGAGAGTTTCCTTCATGTCTGCACAGAACACGAAAGATTGGATTGATTTTCAGCTCCACTGGGGCACGCCTGCCGGCCAGCTCCTCGCGCAAATGCTTGTCTTCACTCCTGTGCAGAAGATCGCGTATGTGCTCGATGCGTACGCTCGGCACAAAGCCCTCGATAATCTCGCCCGCGCAGAATTCGAAGAGGGTGTCTACGATAAGGTGCCGGACCCCTCATGCTAATCTTCACCGCGCACAACGTCACCCCGAGCGGCCTAGCGCGCGAGGACGGGACCGCCGATTACGAATGCACGCTCTGGATCAATCAGACTCGGATCTGGTCCGGGTCGGTGAACGGACACATTCGGAACCAGGGCGCCGCGGCATTGCTCAGGCTTGCGGCCGAGCGGATGGACGCCACGAACCCGACTGATCAAGCGGACGGGTTTGCGGGATGAAGCCGGGAGATCTGGTGCAATATTTCGCGGATGGATGGCGCACGGGTTATCTTAAATCCATTGATGAGAACGGCTTAGCTTCTGTGCAGCCTATCGCGGCCTATAAAGGCGTCACACCTCACAAAATAGCGATTCCTGTGAAGGAACTCAAAACTACTCAAATGGAGCACTCACGTGGCTAGAAATGGGGTTCTGCAGGGCAAATCGGGGTATTCTGCGTGGCCTGGCGGACCGCTGAGAAGGAATCCGTTCGGGCAGCCCGGCAAGTATACTTGCGCATCCTGTCGAAAACCTACTCCTGGGGTCTATATCTCTGAACGCGGCTGGATCGGCTCATGCTGCCTCCGCCCAAAGAAGGCAGCTCGTGTCGCTAAAAATTGACTTCAATCGTATTGTGCAGAGCATCGCCTCCCTCGACATCTCCCCGGTCGCGCGCGAGACTGGCGCCGGCCTCGTTGACGCCTGGATCTCCACGCACGGCGCCAAAGACTCCCAGAACCGGATCCTCGCGGTCGAGACCGGATTCGTCCTGTGGCTCGACGAGCTAACGGTCGCGATCGGCGTCCAAGATTTGATCGATCAGGACTCCATCGGCATCCGTGGCAACGAATGGAAATCTGCGAAGGAGCCGCGCCGCGACGCGAAGGGGCGCGAGACCTCCTGGTGGAACGAAACCGTGTGGATTCGGGAGATCTCGACTGGCTCCCAAATCTCCCTCTACGCTCTCGCGCTCAACCGCGGCACCTACTACGACAAAGCCGGCGAGTCCTACTCCTTCTCTGTGCAGAATCCCCGAGTTCGGGTCCGTGCGGCGGTGAAGAGTAATCCGGTCCGGTTCTGGCCGAAGGATCCAAGCGATCCGGACACGCCGGAGCTGTATGAGTTCAGTTCTGCACAGTTGGAAGATATCGCGGCCGGATATCGCGCGAAGGCGGCGCAGATCCGATGCGCACGCCGGTCCGGGCTGGTTCCGTGGCAGCTTCCCGGCATGCAGTGTCACAGCTTCAATCGGGAGTGCCAGTTCTTCGGGAAGTATTGCTCGAAGCATGTGCATCCGACTGTGCTTGAGGATAACGACAAAGCCATCGCGAAGTTCGACCCGACCGACCCAGCGACGCAGCTCTCCTTGATCCATATCGATCCGGAAAAGCTCGCGGATCCGGACGTAGTGATCATCAGCGCGAGTCAGTACTCACTCGCGTCCCAGTGTCTCGAAAAGTACCGCTTGATCAATGGTCTCTTCAGCGACAAAGAGGAGCAGATCGAACTGCAGATCGGGACCGCATTGCATGCGGGCGTCGCGGAATTTTACAAGCAAGTGAAGGAACAGCAGAACGTGTCAAATTGACATATTCAGTTGACTTCCTGTAATTCTCGCGATATAATGCACTCATTCAATCAGTGAGCACGGAGCCAGAATCATGCAGGACAAGCGTATCCAGTACACCGTAAATTTTACGTTGTCGATCACCAAACTTTGCCCTTCCTCGTACTCCTCAACCACAGAGGTCTCCACTTCGGTGACGGAATCTGTGCCGGAGAACGTCAATCCGGTTGAGTTCCTTCGCAAGCGGTTGTCCGAGGAGTTCAAGCGCAAAACGGCAGACCTCCAACTGGATCTGACCACTGAAACGGAGCCTGTAATCTAATGACCCCTTCTCCTGATTCCCCTACATCGACTGTGGGGCAACCTGGAACACCGGCTCAGCCGAATGGGATAACCGTCCCTAAAGTGTCTCCTTCAGTTGCCCCCACCGCGGTCGGCACGATTCGCGCCGTTCAATCCAGCGTAACTATGCCTTCTGGAGCTACCGCTCACCCTTCTTTGTCTGTGCAGCAGCCCTCCTCAATTGCGGCCGGCGTGAACGCCGCGGTCGGCGCGAAGATGACGGTGCCCAAAGGGATCGTCGGATTTAACACGAAGGGGCTAGAGTCCGGGTTCCTTCATTGCTTACTGTATGGGGAAACCGACAGCAGGAAAACGACCACTGCCGCCGAGTTCGGCGGACCCGAGCGCACCCTAATCATCCTGACTCGCGCGCAGGAGCAGATGCTCCCGCTCAAGAATCAAGGTTATCGGGTCGCGCAGATTACGGATGGCGCGGCGCTCTCGTGGGCGTTGCAGTTTCCCGATCAGCTCGCGCGGCACATCGGGTTCCCTGAGTGGGCGGATCGGCTCGCGTCTCCGGATGGAAACGCCGTCCTGCAGATCGACGACATGACCGAGGGCGCGAATCAGTTAGTGGATGAGAACGAGACGACAGATGACGGGCGCGAACGGAAAGATGGGCGCCAGGTCTACAAAGCCGTAAATGATAACCTACGCGATCTGCTCATCAGCCTGAAGAATCGCCGCATGCACACGATATTCACAGCGCTCGCGAAGAAGTACGAGACCCCGGTTGCGAACGAAGAAGCGATGGGTCCGGATCTTCCGACCGGCGCGCGGCTCCTGCTCACCGCCGAGCTTGAGTACGTCCTGTTCATGGACAAGTCGAGCTTCTACGGCGGCGGCCAGGGCAAGTTCATCACGACCCCGCAGTATCTGCAGTACAAGAAGAAAGACGATAAGGGGAAGGAACAGATATACAAGAGAGAACTCTTCGCGAAGATCAAGCTCCCCAAAGAACTCGCGATGCGGATGCCGCCCGTGCTCCAGCCCAAGGAACCCATGAATCTCGCGCAACTCTGGGCTAAAGTGCAGGCCGCGAAGCAGGAGACCAAGTGAGCGCGATCTCATTCACAAACGAGATGCTCGAAGCGGTCATCAGCGAGATGTCTGAGCGCGCGATCCAAGAAGGCCACGGCCCGGACGCTCCGAACTCGCAGGAGATCGGCGCGATTATCAAGCTCCCGGCGTTCAAGGAACGGATCGTGGGCGCAGGGATGACGGCCGGGTTTCCTATTGAGACTGTGCAGGATCTGATGCGGCTGATCTCGTTCGGCGTTGTGTTCTTCCGTTACGGAGAGGCGATCGGGCGGCTGGAGCAGCTCGGAGCATATCCGATCAATTAAGTTTATCGGCCCGCTCTCGGCGCGGCGGCTCGATCAAAATTCAGCGCTACAGAGGAGTTTCACATGAGTGACGAACAAGATGTGTTTGCAGCAGGGAGCGTAACCGAAGCGTTCGAGTCCGCTCCTGAAGGCGCGGGCGATATCGATTATTTTGCGACCAGTTCGCTCGCGGTGCCGCCGGCCATTCCGGATGCTCACCAGGGCGTGATCACGAGTGTCACGGTGAAGCGTTACGACAACGAGAAAGAGACCGTTGCGGTCATCGTGGGCCTGCAGTCCACCAACGTGCCATCGCTCGAAGTGACCTACGACGTGTTCATGCCGAAGGGCTTCGTGGATGACATCAACGTGGACGCAAGCACTCTGCCCGATGAGGAAGGCAACAAGCAGCAGACTCAGTTCCGCATCGCGGTCGCGAACAACGACGGGACCGCTACGTTGCAAGAGTTGCGTACGCTTGCGAAGGACGCCGGACGGACGAGCGCCGGAGTCGGGATCACGGCCCGTGCGCAGACCTTCGACGAGCTGATCGAGAACCACAACAAGTTGCTCACCGGTCTCGAAGTCGTGTTCCTGCGCCGTCCCGATGGTGGCGACGATCCGCGCTACAAGAACCGGTTGAAGGTCCGCAACATCCTGAACGCCCAGACTGCGTTCGACCCGAAGAAGATCAAGCCGTGGAACGGCAAGGTCGGGGCGGGATCGAAGGGCTACAAACGGATGTGGGAGCAGGAGAATCAGTAGGCTGGACATTCTCCGATCAGCCACTGCATGCAAGTGATCGGATGGAGGGGACAGGCTGATACGAACCTCCCGCGAGTGGTCCCGTGTAATAGAGGCTAAACCTTCGGGTTGGGGACTTTTAATTAGCCTAGCAGACCACAGTCCCACTAACTTTTCCCCCACGCGCTGAAGTGAAGGGCCGGATAGTTTCCTCCTTCTGTCCGGCCCGAGCTTTCTCTGGAGATAAAATTGAGCACTCTCGTCGTTCCAAAACTCGCGTGGTCCCCTCAGCAAGAAGCCATATTCGCCTTTGTGCAGAACGGAGCCGGATCAGCAACCGTCGTGGCCGTGGCAGGCTCGGGCAAGACAAGCACAATAGTTGAGGCCGCACATCGGCTCCCGATGGAGACCGACTCTCTCTTCATCGCGTTCAACAGGCGGATCGCGGATGAACTCAAGAAGAGGCTCCCGTCCAGCGTCTCCGCGATGACCCTGAACGCCCTCGGGTCGCGGGCCTGGGCGAAGTTCACGGGCCGCACGCTCGCGCCGGACGCGTACAAACTCTCGAACATCATCCGGGACCGCACGCCGAACCGGAACAAAGATTTCATGAGCGCGACCAAGAAGCTCGTGAGCATGGCGCAGAACGCGGGGATTGTGCCGGAGACACGGCAGGTTGGTGAAGACGCAAAAGGTCTCGTTGGTGATTACGATACGAACTGGCTCGGCTTGATGGATCGTTATGAAATCGAGTGGGTCGATTCGAAAGAACTCATCCGGTTCGCACGTGAAGTTCTCTCGATCTCCATCCGTCTCGCTCTCGTCGAGGATGCTGCACAGGCTAAATTTGATTTCAACGATCAGATATATATGCCGCTCATCTTCAACGCTCCGTTCCGCAAATACGATTTAGTCTTCGTAGATGAGGCTCAGGATATCAACGAGATGCAGAAAGCCATCATTCGGCGATCGCTCGCTCCGGACGGCCGGCTGATCGCGGTTGGAGATCCTCGACAGGCAATCTACGGCTTCCGCGGCGCCGGGACGAACTCAATTGCGGAGCTTCAGCAGGAATTCGCAGCGATCGAGCTTCCGCTCACTGTGAGCTATCGGTGCCCACGCAAGGTTGTGGAGAGAGCGCGGATGTACGTGAGCCATATTGAGCCGGCGCCGAACGCCCCGGATGGATCGGTTACGCAGCTCGGAGTCAACTGGGACGATTCGACGTTCCGGCCCGGCGACGTGATCCTGTGCAGAAATAACGCCCCGCTGATCGCGCGCGCGTTCGCGTTGATCCGGGCGCGGGTTTCGAACAAAGTGATCGGGCGCGATATTGGGGCGGGGATCCTCGCGTTGCTCACACGCATACAGAAACGGGTCGAGAAATCCAACTGGGCCGAATCCGCGTCTGTGCAGGCGATAAAGGATGAGCTGAGTGTGTGGTCGAGCAACGAGATCGGGAAGCTCTACGCGCAAAGGAAGCCGGATGAGGCGGACCGATTGAGCGATCGGGTCCAGACTCTGAGGGTGTTTCTGAACGAGGAACCGCGCACGTTGGCGGAGTTGCGGAGAGATATCGAGGGGATGTTCCAGGATGGAGAGGGTTCTGCACAGGACAAAGTGATCCTGTCCACGGTCCACAAGGCGAAAGGCGGCGAGTGGGACCGAGTGTTCATCCTGAATCAGAATCTGTTCTTTCCGTCTTGGGCGATGAAGTTAGACACGCAGCGGGAGCAGGAGACGAATCTTGTCTACGTCGCCACCACACGTGCTCGTAGGGAGTTGTACTACATCGATGAGTAGAATACCGCGCAAATCATTTTGTAAATGGGGACATCCCCGAACCTTGTCCACTGTCGAAGAATCCACTGGAGCATGTAAAACCTGTCATGCTGTTTGGCGATCTCGGCATCGTGCTGAGGCAAAAGAAAAATCAAAAGAATGGCGTGTACTCAATCCGGAGAGAAGCAAAATGGTCTGCCTAAAATGGAGGGAATCACATCCAGAACTGATTATGCTTTCAAACGCGCGGAAAAATGCGAAGGAAAGAAAAGTTCCTTACTCCTTAACGCTTGCTGATATTGTGATTCCTGATCGGTGTCCTGTGTTCGGAACACCATTCGTATTTACGAAAAATACAGGCAAACAATCTCCTCAAGGACCATCTCTTGACCGAATCATTCCAGAGTTGGGATATGTTCCCGGAAACGTTTGGGTCATCAGTTGGCGTGCGAATAAACTAAAAGGAGACGCCAGCCTTCATGAGTTGTCTGTTTTGGTCAAAAGGAATATCGCGCTTCTTGTTTGGGGCGTTCTCTTGTTTGCCCCATAAGACACTTAATTGTTAAGGACTGCACGGACGATGCGCGATAAACCTGAACAATGCTACGCCGCGGGCTGCCCGCTCGCGTGTACCTGCCGCCACTGTGGAGAACAACTTGAAACACACGTTAATGAGCACTGTGCAGACGGAAAGTCTTTCGAATCTGTCGGACGAGGGTTTGTTGCTGGCTCTGGAGATCCACTTACGGCGCGCTACGCGTTTGTACTCGAAGCCCCTGGAAGGGAAGAAGTCTCGTTTCAACTCTCGCCCGTTCCTGGTCGCGCTTTTTGGAGCGATTCGGAAACGGTCTCGGCAGAGATCCGGACTCGCCGGCGTGACTATCCTGATGTCCCGCTCAAGTTCTTATCGCAGGGTGCGCCAGTCGTGGGTCAGAGTGGCGCCGCTTTACAGTTCTGGATATGGCCGAAGGCAGGGATAAAACGTGAAGAAGTCTACCTCGACAACACGATTAGGTGCGTCTCGTTCGTCAAAGGAGTCCCGAAGTACCCGACCGGGACTACGCGGCAAGGAGCCGAGAAAGCCTGCCGGATGTGGGACCGACTCGATAAGTTCCGACCAGATACGGTCGTGGTGGGATTGCATCCAGCGGGTATACTTCGCGAAATCACTCCTCTCCCACTTGCCGTCAAAGATGCAGAAAAAGTTCGCGACTTCACTCAACAAGGTCGCCGGGTTCTTAGCCTACTTGGAGGCAAGGCAGCGCAAGCGTTCTTGCGCTACGCGAGTAATGTCACTCGTTGGCGCGGGCATTATGCCGCTCTCGCTGCCGACTGGATCGAAACGTATCGCGAGCGATTCGAGTTCAAGGCGAAGAAGCGAAAAGTGGCAGGCTCTGGTGCGCCGCGGAAGCCCAAAAAGATGAAGACGAAATTTGTGGATCCGTTCAAGGGAGAAATCTAGTGAGTCAGACGAGGATTAAGAAAATGCCAAAGAAGCTCGTGGACTATAAAGACATTCATGGAACAACGTTACAGAGCTACGCCGAAGACTTAATGGAGAAGGCCGACTCTGCTGGTCTCTACTGCATCTTCATTTTCGCGGGCGAACCGGATCTCCTCCAGTCCATCTCGAACGTGCCGATTCAGCAGCAGCCCGTCATCTTCGAGAAGCTCGCGAAGCAGATCCGGGAGAATAAGCAGAAGGGGAGCGCGCAGTTGCTGAAGCGGACGGATGTGGAGAATTAGGTGTACACGTTCCTCCCAACTTGGCCCGCGGTCTCGCGCGATCCAAACGACATCAGGAGGTTTTATGGCAAAACCACGCTCGGCTTCGATCTCGAATTCAACCAAGAAGGCCGCCCGACGATCCTCGGTCTCTCGGACGGCGAACTTCACGTTTCAGTTCCGTTCAGCGAAGGACGCGAACTCTTTCGAGCGCTTCTTGCGGCGCATCCAGAAACGGTGTTCGCCGGTCACAATCTCGTGGGAGCGGATCTAAGAGTTCTCAAGAATGTTGGGATTGAACTGAATCTCGAAAACATCGAAGACACGATCATCAAGCATTGGCTAGTGAACATGCACCTCTCGAAGTCTTCGGGCAAAGCTGCGCTCGAAGAAGACCAAGGAGAGAAACGGGGGCGCGGGTTCAACAATTTGTGGACTATGAGTTCGCTCTATACCGATCTGCCGCACTGGAAAGATTGTCGAGGTGATGTGTGTTCTGGCCCGTGTCCGGTCCACGATGAGCAGGGATACAACGGACTAGACGCTGCAGCCCCGATCCTGTCGCTCCCTCATCTCAATCGGAGTATGGCCCTGCGTGGGCTAGACAAACTCTACGTTCTGCACAGAGAGTTAGCTGTTGCTCTCGCCGAGGCGCGTGAGTACGGCGTGTTTGTCGATAAGCCTTACGTGCAAGAGCTGCGGTTAGCTCATGAGAAAGATCGCGCCGCACTAGAGGCTGAACTCCCGTTCAATCCGAAGAGTTCGCAACAAGTGATCGCGTACTTCAAAGCGAAGCACGGCCTGAAGCTCGACGATAATCAGGAAGAAACGATCAAGGATGCGGTTGAGGAGTTAGGCGGAGACGATCTCGCGCCGCCTGATCTTGTGAAACTGCTGGACTTCAAGCAGCTCGGGAACGGACCGGATCGCTGGTTTCAGGATCAGTACGTGGATCCGAAGACGGGATATATTGAGGGCTACACTGATCCGAATGGATTCATTCATCCGCATCTTGCCTATTTCACTAGTTCGTCTCGTCTGATGTGCAGCTCGCCCAACCTGCAGAACATAGGGAAACGACGCAAGTCCATCGGGAAGGCTTACCGCAAAGCGATCATCGCGCCGCCGGGTTGGTACATTTTGCGTGCGGACTATTCGAACGCAGAGAATCGTGTGGTGCTGTTTCGGTCAGGCTACCAGATAGATCGTGACGTTGATTTGCATGATTACGTGAAAGAGATTTCAGGTCTGACAGAAGAAATGGAAATTTCCAAAACGCTCGGCAATGCACGCGAGGCGGCAAAGTCGATCCAGCATGCCGGCAATATTCTGGAAGGGATCCAACTTAAAACTCCGCAAGAGCTGCGCGGCACACGGATCAAGCAAGAGATCGCCGCAGGCGCTCGAATCGTATTTCCTGAGTGGACCTTCGACGGCAAGGTAGTAAGTTTTACGGGCGTGAATTTGGCCCGGAGAGTATTCGGCGATGCCAGCTACTCAAATCGACGGAAAGCCTTAGAAGTTGCGAACAAATACTTCACTCGTTTTCCTGGCGTGCGAGATTTTCAGAAGAGTGTCTCGTTGCAATGCGAGAAGGAACATGCGGTGAGGACTCCACATGGCTATCTACTTATTTCCTATGGTGATCCGGCAGACAGAATGAAGACTGCACAGGCGATGCAACAACAGAGTCCCGTGGCCCATTTCATCAAGCTCGCGACTCTCAACCTCCATCGGCGCTGGAAGCGAGAGGGCTTGATGAGATTCGTGTTGAGTATTCACGACGAGATCCTTTGCTACGTCAAAGAAGAGATCGATCCGAAGACAGCGATGCAGTGGCTTGTGGAGGATATGGAGACTCCCTCAGAAGAAATGCCGGGCTTCATTATTCCAATCGTGACGATCAATTCTGGTCCGTCCTGGGGCCGGTCGTGGGGAGAGCAGCAGAAATGAGTGACTTCTCAAAATTTCCCGAGGAGTTGCGCAAACTCCCTCGCTGGGTCGGGTATCGTAATGAGGAGAGGGACGGCAGATTCACCAAAGTTCTTTTTGATGTGAAGTCGTTGGAACTCGCGAGCAGCACCGACCCGTCCACATGGAGCACGTTCGAACAGGTACTGAAAGGAGGCAAGTACTTCCACGGACCAGGATGCGTGATCGCGCCGCCTTACTGCGCGCTCGATCTGGATGTGTGTAGAGATCCGAAGACAGGAGAAACTGAGCATTGGGCATGGCAGATTATCGCTCACGTGAACAGTTACACCGAACTCTCGCCGAGCGGACGAGGCTTCCACATCTGGTGCAAAGCCACGATGCCGGTCCGCGGACGAAAAATAAAGATGACCAATCTGTCTGTGCAGCATCCTCCAGACAAGCACCCGGCTCTTGAGGCGTACGTGAGCGGGCGGTACTTCACGGTGACTGGTCAAGTAATCAGTGCTCTGCAAGAACCGTGGATTACAGACACGCCGTCCGGGGCTTTGTCTGCACAGATTGAGACTCGCGATTTGACGGAGTTCTTCACGATCTATTTTGGAGAGTTGACGGACGCCGAAATCCGCTCCTCCTATATCCCGCCCGTCTCGCCCGGCGACTCCGACGAGTCCGCGAGCGGTGCGGAATTCTCCCTGGCTTGCGCCGTCGTTCGAGACATGGGCGCCGACGCCACGGTGGAGCAGAATATAGCGGAGTTCTTGAAGAGGGCGAAACCTCGCGCGAAGCTCCGGCGCCGTGACTACGTTCTCCGCACTATGCAGAATGCCCGCTCGACGGTTTCCATCCATCGGACTCGGTGGAAAGATCCGTTTGAGGGTGAGATATGACGAGCGCTGAGCTACGCGATTACTATAAGTCCTACAACAAAACGTACTTCGGCAATCGGCTACCGAAACGCCTACGGGTTTATTTTGGGAAGACTGCTCCTAATCATGTTGCGGAAACACGCATTACAAATTGGGTTCCGCAGTACATCGTCCTGCGACACGAACTGCAATTTCTTGAACGCATTGCATGCACCACGCTGCTTCATGAAATGTGTCACGTAGAATTTCCCAAGACACCGCAGGAGCATTTTCACGGGTCTCGATTCAAGCGACGGATGCGCAAACTTGTTCGCCAGGGGGCGTTCGATAATCTCTGGTGATTGAGCAACTTAGCAGTCTCGGAAAACATGCGAGATAATAGAGACATGAAAAGCGCGACCTATCCACACGAACTCGACGCCCAGCTCCTCGATCCATGTCTCGATCTTTATCATTCCGCCTGTGCAGACGGCCCAGATGCTCCGGAAGAGATGGCGAGCCTACGGCCTGCACAGAACAAGAGACCGAGGAAATCCCTTGATTTATTGCGGGATTTCTGCTAAAATGGACGACATAACAGAGGGACATGCGCCGACAGAAATGTGTCAAGTGTAAGGTCAGATTTGTTGCGCCTAGCACGGCAAAAACTAGCCCTCATTCAGCTCGTTGCACGAAGTGTCTTCGAGATCTTGCAATAGTCAGACGAAAAGCTCAGTGGGATAAAGGAAAAAGACCGCGATGTAAATATCATCCAGATAGACAGGTTAAGCGAGGAACTTGGATAGATCGAGGCCAACTGCGATGTTCAACTTGTCAGGTAAAACAGGTTGACGGAACCTACCGCCAAAGTCAGATTCGGTCTTGGTCGTCAGAGCAAAATCGTTGGAAAAGGCGTAGTACTTATCTTCATCGTAAAATTCAGGAGAACAAACTCTAAATGCCTCCACACACAAAAGCCCTCGTCGCTACGACTGGTGATTACCTCACGCGTCTTTGGAAGAATGCCCCGGAAGATATCGTCCAGGTCCGCGGCACGATGCAGTACGGCGACGAACTGAAGTATCTCAGTGTCAAGTTCGACCCGGAAGAGTTCCCCAACGGCATTGAACTCCTGATGATCACAGACGTGCAGTACGGTCACATGTCCTGCAAGGTCGAGCGCGTAATTGAGTTTCGGGACTGGGTTCTAGCAAAGCCGAACCGGTTTGTGTTCTTTGGCGGAGATCTTGTAGATGCTGCGACTGTAATCTCAATCGCTAGTCCGTATGAAAACACCGTAGAGCCGCAGGGCCAGGTATATCGGTTCGTTGAGTTGATGATGCCGATGCGTCATCGCGTGATCGGTTTTGTTGGCGGAAATCATGAGCGCCGAGGCGTGAAAACGTTCGGCGATCTCGGACACTTACTCGCGACCCTCCTGAAGATTCCGTACTCTTCTGGCACGCAGTACATCGACATCCATTACGGAGAGCACGAGCCGTTCAAAGTCTCTCTTTGGCACGGAGGAACAGGATCGCGCACAAAAGGCGCCAAAGCCCAGATGCTGCATAGGTTTATGGGGCGCGGCGATAGTCAGCTCTATCTCGTCGGCCATCTACACGATGTCGTGCTCCTCTTTGACTGGCGCGAGAAGCGGCAGAACAAAAAGATCCGTCTGGAGAAGTTCGCTGGCGTGATGAGTTCGAGCTTCCTTGAGTACTGGGGAACCTACGCCGAGACCGCAGGAATGGCTCCTTCTGACACCATGATGGCCCGCTGCATTCTTGAGCCGTCTGGGAAGTGGGAGATCACGCTGCGATGAACGCCCTTAAACACCCTCAACGCGTCCTGGACTTCACGTTCAAGAATAAAGAAGGCAAGATTGAGCGTCACACTGGGCGCCTGATTCTCGTGACGGGGTTCACGCGGCACGGGTTAGGGAGAAAGAAACCGCGTAGAGGATGGGTTGAGCACGATCGGAAGTATCGGCTCGGACATGTCGGACTGCACGAAGCGATGGCTCATATCGGGAAACGGAATAGGAGAAAGAAAGTTGACTCAGCGAGCTGACATTTCAGGACAGAAATTTGGTCGGCTAGGAGTCCCTGCATGAAGACTTCTGTTTTGGCTAATCCTACAATTTTTCTAGTTCGTCACGGACAAACCGAAATGAACAAGGGCGCTCAGAAGGAGTTCCGCGGCTGGCTTGATCCCAAACTCGATGCGACCGGAATCAAGCAAGCGAACGAGGCTGGCGATAAGGTCGCGCAGTTCCCGATCGCCCACATCTACGCCGGCGACCTCACCCGAACTCAGCAAACCGCGCACGCTATCGCGCAGAAGACCGGCGCGGCCGTGACCACTACGCCGACGCTCCGGCCCTGGCAGTATGGCGAGTTCACTGGGATGCCGATCAACGATGACTCCCTCGCGGCGCTCAAGCATTTCCAAGACAACCCGGACATGAAGGTGCCCAAAGGTGAATCCTACTCAGACTTCATCGGTCGCTATTCCAAACCTGTGCAGGCCGCACGGCAATACGTCGAGCAGAATCCGACCCAGGCTCTCGTGCTCGTTACGCACTCGCGTAATCTCTACCCTCTCCGGACCATGCTCGGGGAGAACGTCGAGCCGCCGATCAAAGAAACTCCGTCGAAGGAGACCGGAATGCCCGGCCCGGAGAGCACCGGATCTGTGTGGGCGGTTGAATTTTTGCCGACCGGACAGCACCAGATTTCCGAAGTGAAGGCAAGGAGCACGAAGTTAGAGGCACCTTTAGGACCACAACCATGACATTCAAAGATTACGCGCGATTTGTGGAGTCCGTGTGGATTAGTGACGGGCGCCCTCTCAAAGAAGCTCTCGCGATTATGTCTCTTGGTCTCGGCGGGGAAGCGGGCGAAGTGCAAGAGCACATCAAGAAACTGCTCCGGGATGATCATATCGATAAGGCGGCTCTGAAGAAAGAACTCGGAGACGTGTTGTACTACTGGACGAAAATCTGCACAGAGATGGGATTCACTCCAGATGAAGTCATGCAAGCCAACGTTGACAAGCTGACTGATCGTTTGCGGCGTGGCGTGCTTCGCGGAAACGGAGATGATCGATGAAAGTTTATCTGGCCGCTTGGTTTTCGAGTAAGAACGAAACACTCGCTAAAGCCGAAGAGTTGCGCGCGTGTGGGATCGAGGTGACTTCGCGATGGCTCGACGAAAAGGTCGCGCCCGCTACTCTGATGAGTGATGTAACTGAAGACTATCTCACTCAGACTGCACAGATCGATATCCAGGACATCGACGCGGCAGACGCATTAGTCCTGCTCACCGTGGATCCAGAGAACGGGCCGTGTCACCGGCGCGGCGGTCGGCACTTTGAATCCGGTTACGCTGCAGGGCGAGGCAAAACCCTCATCATCTGCGGCCCAAAAGAAAACGTGTTTCATTACACGCCAGGCGTCCAGCAGTTCGACACGTGGCAGGAAACGAAAGAGTTCCTACTTGGATGCTATGTCCTCGAATACGCCTCGAAGAAATCTTGAACGTGAACTATGGCTGCATGTCATCCGGACTGCACAGACAGAAGCGCGCTCGCGCCGGAAGGATGATCTGCACATTGCGCATCTTGCTGCCCGTTGGCTCACAACCGGCTCCCGCGAGTTCATGCGCGTGTGCGATATGGCCGGTCTCACTAAGCCGCAGGCTGCACAGTTGATCGAGAAAGAGAAACAAGAGTTAGCAAAACTACTTCAGGAAAGAGAGCAAGAAGATGAGCACGAATCCGTTCCAAAAGATAGTCCCTAAAGATCTGTCCCAGGCAACTCCGTCTCCAATACTCCCGACTGACTCAGCGGAGCGTAAGAACATCCCGCTCGCTTCCGGCGTGTTCGATTATTTCGCCTCGGCGCTCATCGAAGTTGCGAAGGTGTCGTTCGCTGGGAATCAGCAGCACAATCCTGGCCAGCCTCTTCATTGGTCTCGCGGGAAGTCAGCCGATCATGCCGACACAATGCAGCGGCACTTCGCTGAGCGCGGGACGTTCGATTCAGATGGTCTACGCCACTCAGCAAAAATGTGTTGGCGTGCTCTCGCTATTCTCCAGCTTGAGATGGAAGCGGCCGGCGCACCGATCGCAAGAGGAGCGAAGTAATGATCGTCTACGATCAAGACGACGCTGCGAACGTAGCGCTCTGCGCATGGAAGGAAGCCCGCGGAGACGGGCAGGAAGCCATGCGCGCGGTCATGCACGTGATCGCGAACCGAGTCGGTGCGATTGGATTCCCGGCCGACGTGCATCGTGTAGTGTTCGCGAAGAATCAGTTCACGTCGATGAGTGTGTCGAGCGATCCAGAGTTCAACCTAACTCCGCAGGATGGCGATATTCAATATGCGTACTGCGCCATGTTAGTAGAGTATGTGTTAAGAGGTGAAGATCCCGATCCAACCTGCGGTGCTCACTACTACTACAACCCGCGAACCGTAACTTCTGGATGGTTCACGCGAGTCATCGTCGGCGATCCGGAGCATCACCCGCACGTCGCCACGATCGGGAAACAGGAGTTTTATGTTTAATTGGGACGTGAAACATTTCGTACTTTCTCATCTGGTCTGGATCGCTGCGCTCAGCGTAGCGCTCGTACTAGGCCACTCGTGGATTCAAGAGCATGACGCTCGGCTCCTCGCCGACGCCCAAGTCAAGCAATCTTCACAAATTGTGAAGTCTCTCCAGGATCAAATCATCTCTGTGCAGAATGCCGCAAAGCAGCAGACCCAGGTGATCACCCGCATCGTGCATGATGTGAAGACTCCCGAGCAAGCAATCGCGGCGATCCCTCAGCTCACCGATGTCCCGCTGAACGCCCGGCCGATCCCCCAGGCTCCCGGTTCTGTGAGCGTGGACGTGATGCCTCTCGTGCAGGCGCTAGGGGAGTGCAAGGTCGCGCAGGTTAACCTACAGGCTTGCCAAACTGAGTTATCTGCACAGGAGAAGATTGAGGAGCAGAAGGACATCCAGATTGCTGCGCTCAAGAAGAAACCTGCGTTCTGGAAGAAAGTAGGAACGACGCTAAAAACGGTCGGGATCGGTGTAGCGATCGGGGCACTACTCGTACACGGACTCTAAACTGCGAAGCTAAGTTCTAGTCCGGTTGCGGTGCCAAGCACGAGTGCGGTGACTACTGCAGAGATGTAACGTACTCCGAAATCGATTCCGACCGCTCCGGAAGTCTCAGCCGTAAAGATTCCTCCGTTCACGCTCATGTTGGTCGGGGCCGCTTGTGTGACGGCTGCGCTGATCGGGAAGAAGTTCACTCCGTCCAGACTCCCTAGAATCGTGACTGAGAACGACGTGAAGGAGCCGCCGATCGCCCGGATTTGGAACACTCCATTGAAAGGAAGCTGGCCGCGGGATACTGTTGGAACGATCCCAAAGATGCCGGCGCCGACTGGAGCTGCGAGACCTACTTGGGCGTTCGACGCAGCCAAAGCGGTATAAATGAACGCCTGTGTCCCTCGCTCGTACGCTACTCCTGGTCCTTGTCCACCGGGCATAAATGCTCCTTCTTTATTTTACCACGCTTAGAAATTCAGCTTGTGCAGAAGCCAGTGGCCGAGCGTCGTGAGTACGCCGGCCCCGCCGAGCACTACATACTTGGTCTTCTTCAAATCGTCGATGCTTTCCTGCATCGTCTGGCGACCTCCGTCTTTCTCGAAGAACGGCTCAGTGTTCGTCTCAATGGCGGTAATCCGCTGTTTGGTTTCTGAGAAACCTTGCGTAACTTCCGTCCGAAGGCCGCGCAACTCACCGAGGATGATTTCGTTGATCGTGGGTTCGCTCATACCGTTGTACACCAATAAGAATATGCGACAGCAATCTGGATCGAGTTTGCTTGGTTGATATTATCGCAGAAGCAAATGTTCCCCATCTTCGTGCTGGTCGTCGGAACCGTCGTCGCGATGCTGGCAACCTGAACGCCGTTGATGAAAAATAGGACGTTCGTGCCATTAAACTTGATTGCGAGCACAGCGCCAACCGTGGCCGATACCGTGACTCCGGAATCCACAATAGTCTGCGACACTGCGTTGGCCGTGACACATTTCCAAGTCGTGTCTCCTGCTGATGTAGAGTATCGGAACCCGCAGAAGTTTAGTCCTCCAGTGGAACCAATCGAGTCTGTCCGCATAGCGTTCTCGCTGTTATGCTGATCACCGAAACCAACATACGCACGAGCGTTCGCAAGAATGGGGACAATCACACGATACTCTGTGATTGCGAGAATCCCTAGTGTGATGGATCCTTTGTTGACGCCATCGTTCATGCCGCCGTTGTCCTGCAGGTACGCGATGTCTCCGCCGCCTACATTGGCCGCGGTCGGAAATATGAGATACGCAGGTTCTGTCGCCGTGGGCCGGATCGCTGTTACGGTTCCTCCGCCCGTCGTGGGGTTTGTGCCGTACGCATTGTTGTTTGTGATGACTGTCGTGTGCGGCGACATCGTAATGCCGTGCCAGTTGCCTAAAGAGGGCCGCGGCCCGCCAAAAGGAGCAGAAACAGCCTGCCAACTCGCATCGCATGATGTATTGCTATTCTTCGTGAGAACTTGGCCTGTTAAGCCTCCGCTCGGTAAGCCTCCGCACGGCCCGGATGCAGCCGGAGGAGGATTGATCGGTGGAGCCGAGTTGAGATTGAAGGATGCGCCAGTGATGAGGTAATTCTGTTGGCTGGTGATTCTTCCGTTATTCCAGAATTCGCACGTCCAGAAAGTTCCAGTTGGAGAGATCGAATCGTTGCCCCAAAGATTAGTGCTGATCAGACCTGATCCATTTGGAAACACATCCAACTGAGTCTCGACAACGATCGCGGTTCCTGTTACGAGAGGAACGTTGCCCGCAAAATTTCTCAAGCGGAACCGCAGGAAACTATTTCCCTGTAGTGCAGCTCCTGTCGAATCTTCAAAATTTGCCGTAACAACGCACGGTGTTGCCATTATTTAGCACCCAAACTCTTCAAATACTCGCTCGCGATCCGATTGATTTCGGCTGGATCCCCGCCTGGAGCTTTCTCGGCTTTCTGCCTAAGTTGCTGTGAATATTCTATCTGATTCTTCAGCGGTTCATTCGGACGTTCGGCTAGTGCACGCTTGAAGAAGGCTGTGTTTGGCGCCTTCTCCGCCCCGCTCGATACCGCCTTTTTGTAAGGACGAGCTTTGTTGCCGGCGTTGATCACTTCGCCCTCTCGCTGGCCTCCTCGGAATTCCACTGACTCATGAGGCTGCGCTCGATAATCCACAGCTTCGGGTCCGATCAGCGGACGCTCGGTGCCGCTCCGGGTATCGACCGCGACCCGGCGCTCGCCGAGAGCTTTCTCACTGGCTTGACGATTCAGCGCTTCCTGTGAAGCCATCGTCTGCCCTGACGCATTATTCGTCACCTGTGCAGGCTGACGGCTTGCCGGTAGCTCGAACGGTTTAGGTGGCGACCCGACCAGGCTGGTTTCGTGTCCATCAAACAAGAAATGAACACCGTGATTCCCAGACGAAGTGTAGCCGTCATACCCGGCATCGCGAATCGCGTGTTCCTTTGCGTTCGCTTTCGCATACTGTGCAGCCTGGGGATTCCCGGTCTGCTGTAGGACTTCATCATGAGCTTGCTGGGCCGCTTGCTCCCATTGCGGATCGCCAATCTTGGCGATCGCGAAGTTGTCACGAACGGAGTGAGAGAACGGACGCGTTCCAACACCGGGTTCCGGCCGCGAGCCGTTTTTGTACACGTAATAGCCAGGAGGAGCGTCTTGACCGACTCCTGTTTGAGACTGAAGATTCAGGCGTGCAGCTTCCTGTCCGGTTGGAGGAGTAGGCTGCCCATTCTTCCCGTTCGGCTTAATGCCGCGGCGATTCCCGTCGATGTAATCCAACTTTTGATCCGAATAGTGAGTTCCAGAGAAAGGCTGAGCCTCCCACGTTTGAGGAGAGGCCGCATGAAGCATCTGGGCGCGTTCATCCACGGAGAGTTGATGAGGAGCCGCCTCGCCTGTGCCTCCGGTCGGAACATGTTCGCCTCGGCCAACGTGATACACGCCTTGCTGGTTGAGTTCCTGACCCATCTGCACAGCAGCGGGTTTGTTCGAAGTCGTGGCGGAGAGTTCGAGTGAGTAGACTCCATGCGGATCCTTCATTGTGCTGACGTGTAGGTTCGGGTTCCGTTGAAGCACATCTTGATGCTGCTGCACAAAGCTCGACACTTGCTCATGAGAGAAAGGGGTTTCTGAATACACCGAGTGTTCAGGAGCGATCGAGACCGCGAACTTGTTGCCAGTCACGGGCATCCCGGTCCGGGGGTTCATTGTGGCTGCGCCATGTTGTTCGGTGGAGGACATGAGCTGCTGATGAAATGCAGGGTGCTCGCCAACAAGAGGCTGGCGCTCAGGCATCCCGCCCATTTCGAGAGGCAGGCCCATACTGATCATGTCGCCTGCTATGTTCGCGGGATCCTTGTACTGTCCAAGAGGACTCCGCATACTCTCCACAGCCGATTGAGTCGTGTTCAGCTTGTTCGATGTCTGTGCAGAAGACGGTTCGAGAGCTTGCTTAGCCAGACGAGGCAAAGCAAGAACGTTATCCTTGATCCGCTCGCCCGTTCGTGCCATGAACCCGGTGCCAGGATCGCCGAGCAAGTCTTCGTGACCGCTCGCGGCGAGGACCGGATCCGGCGGCTTCTGCACAGGAGGAGGATTAAGAGCGTTCGAGATGGGTGCCGGAGGAGCCATTTTAATTGTTACCGCCTTTCGTGAATGGGATTTTCATACATCCACATTTCGGGCACCATTCAAGTAGTGGTTTGAGTATCGGGTTTGTGATGACGAATTCATGATTGCATTTTGATTTTGTCTGAGACATTATTGACGTTTTCCTTTCAGAGCCGTCGAGCCGGCACCTACTGCGGCTCCTTTACGCAGAGCCTGAGATATCGGGGCCGGAACATTAGTCGGTTCGCGCAAGGCAGATTTCAGCAAGGTCTCGGGCGCGTTAATGTACTTTGCGAGCTTCGTACCTCCGTAACCTAGTGCCGCTGTGCCGATTGCTTCCGGACTACTTAAACCGCCGTGCATAGCAAGTTCTAATGCAGCGACAGGGAGAGCGCCTGACATGATCTGTTGGGATAGATTCATCGGAGCCTGGCGTGAAACAACCGGAATCCGTTTGCCTGTTGCTTTCTGCAATGAGTTCAGGGCACCGTATTCCTTCTTGAGTTGTCGCGCAGTGCCTGGGTCAGACTTTGTTAGCTCGTCGATCTTCGTGTAAAGCTGGTTTCGAAGAGAGTCAGCTTCTGCGGCCGCTGATACTTGATATTGAGGTCCGTGAGGATCCCGGCTTGCACCTTGATACCACGAAGACGCTTCTCGGTTCGCATCCTGCAGGAGTTCCTCTGCGTAATCTAAAGGAAGCGTGCGACCACGATACGCGTCTGCTCGTGCCTTTAATTCCTGCACAGAAGAATCGGCAAAGAGTTTGCCGCGTGGACGAATGCTTTTCTCGATAGCGTTCGCTATTTGGTTTCCATCAATCGAGGGACCATGCACGACTCCGGACGGCCCCGGTTCCAGGAGTTTGTTCAGGCGGCTGAGTTGGGATTCATAGGCACTCTGTTCTCCAGGAGTCAATTTTGAAAACTTACTCTCGTCGTTAACAACAGAAGCCAAGCGATCCCGCGTTGCCGAAATAGCGGACGTGTCTCGCGTGAGTAAAGTCGCTGGATTCGTGAGTTGGCCGGACATCTCAGGATGTGCTCCGCCAGAAAGAAATTGAGGAGGCTGTTCCGAGCGCAAAGGAAAAGTTCCTTGATCAGACGGAAAAGGAGGATGACCATAACGATTGGCAGGCTGAGATTCCGCTCGTAGAACTCCGCCTGGAGCTTCGCCCTGCACAGACTGAACACCTGTATCAATCTCGGCTGTAGGAGAAGGGAGTAATCCCTTGATAGGAGGTTTTGTGTTCTGCGCAGTCTGAAGTTTCGAAGTGATCTCAGACCACACTTGTTTCTTTGCGTTCTTGAGCAGATCATAGAAATCCCCAAGAGTCGCGGGCATTCCGTTCTGGGATATCTGGTCTTTCATCCGGGACCAAGCATCTCCAACGCTCTGATCAAACCGTAAATCTTTGTCTTGCGGGCGCAGTGCCTGGCGCATTTTTAGTTTGTCAGTTGCGGAAGGTACATCGCCTGACACCCCACTCGGAACAACTTTTTTCATCACAGCATCAGTTAATGCTCCAGTCCCAACCGCTTGAATTCCTTGGCCTAGAGCTTCGGGCGCGACGGATTGGGCTTGCTCGATAGGCTTCGGAACTTTTCCGCGAGCGGCCTGTTCGTACCAATCAACTGCATGCTGGATTGGCTGACCAACCATCCTCTGTGCAGCTAAAGGAACGCGGTTTACCGGACTATTCAAGTTCAAGCTAGGAAACTCAGTTTTTTCTTCAGAAGTCGGAGGAGCCGTTACGGACTCTAATGCACCAGAGATCGCAGATGGAATATCGGCGGCAGACGCTGCTGTCCTCGCATAGAATTGCTGCATCAACGGATCAGTCCCAGTTAGTCGGCCGGTTAATGTCGATTTCTCTTTGGATAGAGGGCCAGTCATCAACCCGCTCTCTTCGGGAGCACTCGAAATGATTGGAGATTGGCCTCCTTCAAGTTGACTACTTGAACCTTTACGAAGAGGAGGAAAAGGCGCTGAAACCCCCGGTGCGCCGACTGATTCGGGAGAAGTAGACGGAGCGTATATCTTCCCCATTTCCCGGTTCACATCGTCAGAAGTGAACTCGTCGGGAAACTGGATGACTTTGCCATCGGGAGCTTGCACGTTCCATTTGCCCGGCATCAGCGTCCTCCGAAGGTAGCGGGTTTAAGTCCTTGCGGAGTCCAGATGTGAGTCGCGCCGCCAGTCGTGGACGCGGCTGGTTTGCGAGGATTTACTGCGGTGCCCGGTACACCTGTGTGCAACGCATCCACCATCTGATCGAACGCGTTGAGTTGCTTCAGCATGAGGTCTTTGTCGCCGCTCTTGGCGTTAGGTAGAGTTGCGCGAATTGCGGCACGCATCGAGTCAGATCCGGATCCCATGCCGGCGATGTTCCGAAGCGATAGAGCACGCTCGTTAATCTGAGCGACTGCGACAGCAAAATCCTTCTGTGCAGGCGTGAGTTGTTGAGTTCCGAAGAAGTTATCCATGAGTTGATGGAACACATTCGGATCAGTCTCGCGCATAGCCATCGTGAGTGAAGAAATCGCTCCAGCCGATAGAGGCGTATCCAAATTATTGATTGCCAAGCGAACACGTGCCGAGCCGGTTTGAATGTCTCGGAACTGAGCTTCCTTCTGCATTGTCTTCGTGCCTTCGCCGGCCGGCGACGCTCCTTGAGCGTAGGCTTGGCCTGCAGGCATCCATTGAAGGTTGCCTTCAGACGTTAACGCCTGCACAGGACGATTAGCTCCGTAGGCTTGCGCGCGAGCGACGCTCGGGCCGACTGCGGAGATCTGATGAACTTTATTCCCTGCACGGTCAACCATCCAATATCCGTCTTGCCCAAGATCCATAGCCTTTAGGCCGCGCGCGGTGAGCACGCCTTGCATCTGTTTCCACATGAACGGAGAGACTGCTTTGCCAGCCAACTCCGGACGATTCACAAGCTGCGCTGTAATCGGATCCACAGGAAACAGTCCTTGCCGTATCTGCTCGACTTCGAGCTGAGTCTTCTCATCTTGTGATTGAGCGAGTCCAGTCTTTGCGCCTGCTAATCCTGTCTGTGCAGACAGAAGAGGAATCCGAGCTTCGCCAACGGCCTCGCCCGTCTCCGCGCGTTGAGTCGCAGCATCAGCAGTCTGTTGCTTGATCGGGAGCTGCCCTTGGCGCCAGGCATCTAGGCTTGCGAGCTGAGCGCGAGCGAGAGCACGCTGAGATGCGATCTTCTCGCGTTCGAGTAACATCTCACGATCAAAATTCGAACCGTAGTTCTCGGCTCCTCGCTGAACGATACCTCCAGCGAATTTGGCGAGGGTACCAAGTTTTGAGTTTTGATTCGGACCAGCATACGTGCCTTCTGCGGCTTTCCCTTGCGGACCTGTGTAGACTTGGCCGGGCGCCGGCGACTCCTTTGCCATCCCAGTGACTTTGGCGAGGGCGCGCATCAAAGGGTTCTTGGGGAGTTGCGAGGCGAGCAGAGGTTCGTTCGCGCCAGATCCGACATTCGGACCTTTGTCAGATCCAGCCGCGTCATCGAAACTCGTCCCTATCTCCTGTGCAGAAGGAGCAACGTCGCCCTCGGCCGGAGTATCCTTCGAAGCCTCGGATGCAGACTTCTGTCCAACTGCGGGAGGCCCGATCCAAGGAGCGATCGCCGCGGGAGGCTGGTCAGTGCCGGAGGTGTCGGGAGCGGATCTGCCGGAGGCTATCTTGAGAGGCTGCGGAGGGCCGCTCACGCCCTGCGAACCGGAGCTTCCTCCGTCTGTCGCGGCGCCTGCGGAGGCGTCGGGAGTGGAGCTTCCTGTTGCGTCTGGAACCGGCTGGCCTTTATTCTGCCGGCCCAGCATCGCGTTGAGCCGAGCTAGAAATGGATTCACAGCCATAAACGAGAGTCCTTATACGCCGCCGCTGAACGCCGGGAGAATGGTTCCAGCGGCTTTCAATACGTCGCCAAATCCTGAACCCATCTGTTGTTTCAGTGCGCCAAGCTGACCGAGTGTTTGGGCGCTTTGATCGGTCGCGGCGACAGCCTTCAACGGATCGTAGAGTTGCTGCTGCTGTTGCGCGTAATTCACGCCCTGTAAACCTAGCCCAAGTTGATTCTTGAGCTGATCGTTGTACGCTCCGGTCTCGGTGTCTCCGGCGTTCCGGATTGCGGTGTTTTGAATCGAAGCGGTCAAGCCGGTCGGGGCGACGCTCATCCCGCGCTGAGTGAGACCGCGCTGGGCAGCAGCAACTTGATCTCCATACGTCTTGCCAATCTGTTCTTTCTCGCGCGCGAACTGCTGAGAGAGATAGGGATTTAGGCCGCCGTTTGCAGGTAGAGTGAAAAGAGAGTTTGCGGTCGTGTCGCCAGTTTTACGGTATCCCTGTTGTAGCCCTTGATCAATACCGATTTGTTTCGAAGCGGCTTGTCCGGCCACTCCCGCGAGACCGACTCCTTGGCCTACAGCTTGGCGTCCGCCGCTTGAAAAGAACCCCATAACACACTCCTACCGCATTTAATTCTATCACTTATTGCGGAAGGGGTTAGCGTTCCCACCAACCAACTTCGATATTGCTAAACGATGCGGCGGTTGTGGCGTTCGACGGGAACCAGAGATGAAGTAAACCAAAATCCGTGCCACCTATAATGACCGGAGGGGCATTGACTTGTTTCTTAACAATCGTAGCGGTCGCAACGGCCGCGTTCTCCATTTGACTCAAATCTGTTCCGCCAAACTGGATAACGTATTCGTCAGCAACAGTCGGAAGGACTGCACGAAGATTTAGGTTTCCAGTAACGACACGAGCGGAGCCTCCGACAGTAGGAAGAGTTAACGTTCCGCCTGTAGGAAACCAAACTTTGGCGATCGAGGCGACCGCTGAATCCATGTTCACGTTGTTCGGTGTCTGCAACGAAAAGTTGGCCGATGGCGTCCGATTAGCCGTGTCAATTTTCACGGCAAGCAAAGCAGATGTTGAAGAGGCGGGGGCCACAGAAAGTGAGAACTTGACGTAATCGAGATAGATTCTTTTTCCGTTCGCAACATCGCCGTTTTGAATCGCAATGAATCCTGCGATGTCCGAGAAAGAAGCCTGAATACCGTAAGCGAGTGCCGTCTGGCCAGGAGTCATAGAGGCGGTAAAATATGAGCCTTCGTCAGCCAACACATGTTTCGTGCCGATCATGGACATCACATACTGCTCAAGGTATTTTCCGGCGCGAGGGTTGCCGACTGGAGCCGTTCCATCCGGCGTCGCTGCGGGAAGCGTTCGCGCGACCCTAACGAGTTGGTTCACATCTGTTCCAGGCATATAGAACTCCTTTTCAATTTTACTACATTATTCCTCAGTCCATTCAAAAGAGCCACTTAAAGTCAATCCTGCGGTCGATGAAAATATACCTAGACCTTGTGCGGTTCCTCTGAGGGTAGGGAGCTTCGCGCCGTTTCCCCCGAATGTCCATTCCACACGGACGAGAGAGCCTGTTGTAGATGGAGTGGTCGTTTGCGTTGCCACTCCTTCCCAAGCCTCGATATTTACTCCTATTTGTGTGCTAGGAGTTACTGTATAAGTATTCAACACAGCCGTCGCCGCTACATCATTACTGTCATAAGCAATTTTTGCTGGCGAGGCGGAAGTCCCCCCAGAGACAGAGGTAAATAAAGTTAAAAATACGCTGGCGAGTGCCGCCGCTCCGATGTTGACTGAAAGACGGACGCGAGTAACCTTAACTGTTTTAGTTCCAGAGCCGATTAAAACTACAGTGTAATTGGCAAGACTGGTAACCTGAAACTGAGATGCGTAAGTCGGTTTGCCTCCCTCAGTCGTCACTCGAAGACCGGATGAACTATCCAGTTGAAGCGCGGTAGACTGTCCGTTGGTTGGCGCAGGAGGAGTGGTATTCCTCACTCCGCCAGTCACAACCATGTTTGCCGGGGCGGTTCCAGCCCCGATGACCGCATCAACAACTCCGCCTGAACTCCCGACAACTCCGACCTTTTGGACCCCAGCAGCGGCCGTGGCGATTGCAGCGCCAGCAATCTGAGTTTGATTCTCTGGAATCGTGTTGTTTGGCGAGACCGCAACAACTAGCGCAATGTCGGACGCAGCGGCTGGAGTCGAGCCAGGCTTGACTGCAACTGTTCCGTTCGTCCCATCTGTAAGAGAGGTGGAGCTTCCCCCTGGAGGCAACGAATCTACAATTACATGAGCCTCGGTCAAAATCGTCTCGACAATTACGTGCTGAGGAGAAGTATCGGCCTGAGCCGCGAGCTGGAGCAATCGGTTCGTTTCCTTTACGTCCGGCAAGCCTCCATCCGCGTCAACACGGAGCTTCTGAACCCTTCCTGCTTGATCAACTCCTCCAATCTGCACAGGATTGGTTGTGGATTGGGTGCCTGCTGCTTCTACGCCCTGCACAAGAGGATCGCCAGGGATGTAGGTGCCTGATGGCGCATCGTAGATGAGAAGTTCTCCGTTGTGTGTCGGGGCAGCCGGATTGACTGGGATTCCTTGAATGTTTGTGGCGTCGATTACGCCAGGGTTGTTTGGATCAACGTCCAGCACAGCCCCGGCTCCCAGAATCATGGCTGCGGTAGTATTCTCGCCGCTTTGAATCTGATCAAACGAAACGGCTCCCGCAGGAGGACCAGGAGGTCCAGGAGGACCGGGAATTACTGGAGGCACTCCTGAACCGCCGCCGCCCGTGCCGCCGGCATACCCGGCGCCGGAACCGGCCGCTCCTCCTCCAACTTTGCCGAGTCCAGTTTTGTACTTCTCCGAGCCGTAGTTACCGAACCGAGCGTTCGAGCGAGTCTTGTCCGTCGTGAAGTTATCGAAGATCGTGGTCTGTGCAGTCTTCGTATCACTCGCGTCGATCGAGCGATGACGCACGGTGCCAGACTCGGGGCCGCGTTGAGATTGCGGAGCTGCGGCTGAGCCTCCCGTAGTCCGGATTCGATAGGATACCGTAGTCGCCGATCCGCCGATGTTGTCGAGATAGCTCGTCTGATGCACGCCCGGAATCGGGATGATTTGGATGTCGTCCGTGAATGTGCCACTGGGCGAACGCAGAAGTTCGTATCCATCCGGGCCGGTTAGTTTCGGATTCGTGACGGCCGGTATCGGAGACCACGAGAGCATGATCCCGCCGCGCATGCTTGTCGCTTTGAAGTTGTACGGAGTCGGCGGAGGGAGCGCTGACTTGATCGCCTGGTTGAGCTTCGGCTTCCAAGTCTGGATCGCGTCTGGCATCGACTTCACGTCGGTGAGACTGGGCAGGGAGGTAGGGACTCGGGCGCTGTACTGTTTGGCCATTACACGCCTCCGGCCTGATCAGACGGGAGCACGCCTGTGACTGGATCGGCGGCCAATTTAATTCCGCGGATTACGCCTGCATTCGTGCTAGAGCGCGTCTGAATCTGTAAAAGCATGCGCTGACAAGTTGCGGCTCCTTCACTCCATGCACGATATCGATTCGCCCCCTTTGCGGGACGAAGAGGGATAAGTTTACCTACGCCTGGATTGTCCACATCGACTGGATCGTACCAAACAGTGATCGTCGTATCTTTTGCCATCTGTGCAGAGTTGAACTCCAGTTCGAGATAGCGGAACACGTGCGCGATGTTCGGATTGCCGAAGTCAATCAAAGCCGTGCGGAACGTGGCTTGCGGGTAGGTTCCGGTTTGGTTGTACGTTCCAGATTGATCGTCAATCACGTATGTATTGCCTGCACCGTCGCCTCCGACGAGCACGATGATTCCCTCGGACACTTCCATTGCAGCGAGAGACGCGAACCCTCGTTGGAGCTGAAACCAAATGTGTGTGCCGAAATCGTAGACGTAACACTGGTAGCCGCCAGCGGCGAGTGGGTAAGAGACAATCCACCACGCGCGGATCCCGTAGAGGTAGAACTCACTTACTACTTCGTCGAGTCGGGTCGGATCGATCCCGAGCAGTTTGTTACGCATCGGCTTGCCGATTTCGAGGAGCTGAGAAGTTGTGTCCATCTGCTCTGCGAGATAGTTTGCGTAGTAGGAAGACGGGTATAGCACAGCTTTGCGATCGTACGTAACGAACGCGAGACCGTACGAGGTAGATTTGCCGGCGAACCGGCCCGCGATCCCTCGTTGAAACGTGACGTACTGACTGATCGAGAAATCATCTACAGACTGGCCGTATAGAGGGTAAGTCTGCTTCTCCGAGAATAAGTAGAGCGCATCCATGTGCGCGATGATCGAGCGGATCCGGGCGGATTGATCCGGATACGAAGTCTCATTCACCATGTCACTGATCGTGTTTACGTCCGCGCCCGGCATGCACTGTGCAGGATCTCCGTTGTTTCCGGACGTGACTTCTTCGTTCGCGGTGAAGTTAAAGAAGTTGGGTTTGGCTTCGCGGCGCCGGAACATGCGGGATTTGTGGACTTCGAGGATCTTGCTCGGCGGCGGCATGTCGTTGCGCACGGGCCTGTAGATCGGCAAGAACGTGTTCGCTACGTTGTCGATGAAAGGAGACGTATCTTGATACGGAGTCGTGCTCAAGTTCTGCGTGACTGGCACCGTAGCGAGATACTGGCCCACTTTAGATCCGTCCGTTTCGCTCGCGTAAATGTGCCAGTGAGTCGAGCGCGGGTCGGCGATGACTGGGCGCCCGTTTGTGATTGTAGCGAGAGCGTTCGCGGTTAGGACAAGATGGCTTGAGTCAGTAACTGATTGTATCTTGCCTATGAGTGTCCCGTTGATCCAGAGATTCATTCCGACCATCCACGAAGCGAACGCGGTTGCGATTGGACCGGGGGAGTCGGTGGAGGCTGAGCCAGTTATGTTCGCGTTGGCTGTGTTGGATGATGTGAGGCCAGGCTGCTGATACACATTGATCGTGGCGTTGATCGAAGCGCCGCTTACGGTTCCGATTGCTGAAGACGAACTCTCAGTGACTACGCCCGTAGTTTGATCGGCGTCGGTGTACCAGTAGTAACGGCCGACGTTAGCGGTGACCCCTTGCGACGCGGCGGAGCCGGCGACCGGCGTGGCGCCGTTCACGAGGAACATGAGATCTTGATTGTTCTGCCAGTTTCGATACGCAATCTCGACCCCGTATGTGTCGGCCTGCAAGATCTGCACAGTGAAGATGTCGTTGTAGCTCCCATTGTTCGCGGCTTGGTTCGTGCCGCCGAAGTTCGGATATGCCTTCGTGGGAGTCGTGTTCGTGAACATGTTGATGTACGGGCCAGAGACTTTCACGGGAGCCGCACCGGTTACGGAACCTGGACCCATTCCGAAGAACGCGCCGTCATCGTGGAGGAGAGAGATCTGGTAGAGTCCAGGAGCAGGAAAGTACAAGCTGAACGTGACGATCGCTTGGTGACCGTTCGCGGTGTCTGTATCGAGAGGATTCGGCGTGATGTACCCGGTGATGTTTCCGTTTGCGTCGATCGTGGCCCACTGCATCGGGTGAACGTTCGGGTCACGTGAGCCGGTGAGCTGGGGCGGATTGAACAGAACACTATTGTTCGTTACGGGTCCGGCTAGAACGGGAGGCAAGCCTTGTCGCGTAATACCGCACTCGCCATGCTGCCCAGAGTAGCTCGCTCGGTAGAACGTAGCGGTGACTGCTGAGGCGCCGCCAATAAAGACGACCTGGTTGCTTCCTTGAGTGACGTTGATGGCTGGGGCACCAAGCGGAATCTTGAAACCGACGTTTACCCAAATAGTTCCGTTGTAGAGCCAGTTCGTGACGCCATCGGAGAGGAAGAAGTTGTTTTCGAGTGTGACGCATTGCGGGGCGTCAGCGAGCGTTCCGACTGCGGCGACTGCGGACCATGCGCCGGCGACCAGTTGATAGAAATTACAAGTCTTCGTTCCGACTGTGAAGTTCGTGCGGGCCGCCGCGAACTGAGTGCGGACGACTCCGCCGATGCCGTTGTTTTGGTTGAAGGAGTAGAGACCGCAGACAGGGCCGGTGAGCGTGTTTGAGGCGAAGGTCGGCTCGACTAGTTCGCGATGGAGCTGGCCATCATCCTGTGGAATGAAAGATTGAACTTGGCGAGCAGTAGCTGGATTCTGAGCGTTTTGTCCGGCGTAGGTATCTTCGCCGAGAACCAAATCCCAACGAGAGTCTTCGACCCGGTTGCTTCCTGTAGGCTTACGCGGCATAGTCGCTCATTCACTCTTCGGCCCACCGTACGAGCGCTCAAAGAGGCTGCTTCAGGAATTATTCTAGCAGATATGTCAGATTGACACGTTTGAAGAGAATCAGCCCAGGAAATCTTCTACATATTTTGCATCGCTCTGATTGGTTGGAGCTGAACCGGTCGTGATGCTGATGATGTCTTCTTTCCATTGGGAAGTCCAGAGGGCGAATTGGGAAGGATCTTGCGTTCCGATCATGCTCTTTTTCGCGGCGTAGGTCGCCATTTTCTTATTGTACGGATCAAGAATAGAACTGATCACGTCACCGGCTTCAAAGTCAGGAAGGGACTGGGTGTACCAGAGAGTCAGCGTAAACGGAACCTCGGGGAACTGTGCAAGAGAGAAAATCTTCTTGTTCCGAATCGTGTAGAAGTACTCGATCGTCGGCGTGAGCGTTGGATCCACGTTTGCCGAGCGGCGCGCGGTCTTCCAGTCCTCACTATTCACTTCTTTGAACACGAACACCGTTTGTTCGTATCCCTTGAGCGTCACTTCGATGAACTTGATCTCGCGGAAGTCCGCCGGCAACGTGTAGTCTCGGAGTGTCGTGGAGAGCGCGCCGTTCGCGAGAGGGTTGCCGTTGATGTCTTTTGGGAAATAATTGAGCTGTGTGGAGTCTGTGTTCTGGCTAGTCTGGAGGAAATCCTCGTCCTGCAAACTCTTCAGGAGTGTCCACACCTCATCTTTTGCTTCATTCAGATGAGATAAGAGCTGGCGATCCGAAACGCTGTTGGCGTATCCGGCGAGATTATCGTTCGTGAGATCGATGAGAAATTGGCCCGTGATCGCCATGCGAATATTGTACCTTAGTTCTGCACAGGAGACTGATCGGATAGGTTAGCAACGAAAAGTCTTTCAGCCTGGGCAGAACGACCGATAGCTGTTACATATCGGTCAAACTTAGAAGTGGCTCATCATCTGGCTGCGTCTTCTTGTCGTGAAGAAGTTTGCGCATGTCCCGTTCGCCGTTGATCAAAGAGTCCTCTCGTTTCTTCCAGATGAAGTTGAGCATGTCATACACTTCTTTGTTGTACGCGTTACGCTTGTTCGAGAGGATACGTTCGGCCTCGGCTTCTGCTCGCTCCTCGCCGGCTTCGAGGGCGTCGGCGTAGCGGGCGTAGCCTCCGTAGCGCCGGATGTCCGCGGCCGCGAGAGCGTTGTAGATTTCGGGCGAGAGAACTTTGGTGAACATGATAGGACGTTTGCCCATCCGGGCGCTCGCCAACTCCTCACTCAGTTCTTCCCACAACGCGCCCTGCTGTTGCTTCTGTGCAGAAGTCGCGTTTGCTGGCGGATGATTGAAGAAGGCTTTCGCGCGAGCCTTGCGTTTGCGGAGAAACTCAATCTCGCTCACGGGGACGAAAGCCTTGCGCTCAATCACCCACTTGCCTACTTTTGGACCCCAGCGGACGGAGAGGAGCGAATCCATGAGTTGCAAGGATCGCACGAAGCCGGCCGGTGGAGTCCGATCACTCATTGTTCATCAGTTTCTGGTTCCACTACGTTCTGCACAGAGTCAGCACCATCGGCTTCCGCTAACTCGGACTCGACGATCTCTTCGGTGGAGAGGTTGCGTTGCAACTCTTCTTGGGCGTCCTGGGCGTCTTCGAAGAGTTCGGGGTGAGTCTTCTTGTGCTTCAGGATGTGGCGTGTGAGGCGTGCGAGCGTGTGCTGATCGTTACCGCAGACCGGGCACGTAGTCGGACTCGCGAACGGTTTCGATTCGTTCGTGGCGAGGTCGGAGTAGCCGACGCGCTGAAGGAACGGCGCGATCTCACCGGTGAGTTTGTCACCCACGATGATCGCAGAGGCGCGAATCAGGGCGTTCGCGACCGAGATGCTGAACGTTTTGATTTCTCCGGGGCGGAACTTAATTTCTTGGCCGTCGAACATCAGGGAAACGTACTTGCCGCGGGCGTCGTTGCGCCACACTTTGTTGTTGCCCATTGAGCGGTAGATTTGCTTGCCGGACACTTCGTCGCCGTCCGCGGTGCCAACGACTGCGGCTTCGTCCACAATTTTGAGGGAGACTTGCTGGGTTTCGAGAGCTAAAGCCATAACGCTTCTCCTATACACAGGGCCGATTCCGGAGGACAGGATCGGTTGCGCGGGTTAGGGGCGATTGCCGAGACGGATCAGCAAGAGGCCGTTGAACAGCGAGAATGCCGTCGAATTAAGTGTATCACTTTTGGAGATAAGACTGGGCGGCCGTCGCGACCTTGTTCACGGCGTAGCTGGCCGAGACGAACGCGGAGGCTTCGCCGAGGGGCGGGAGAGCATGAGTCTTGAGGACCAGGTAGGTAACCCATCCGATTGTGGCGAGGAGAGCGATCGATCCGGAGACGCGAGCGTAGGAGATGGAGGAACCGTCAGGCTCGCTCAGCAACGATTTCAGGAAGGATAGCATAGGCGTTTCCTGCGGGTAGTTTAGCAGAATCCGCGCAGCTCGTTTTGTGTGGGCAGATTCCTCCGTTGTGTCCTGCGGCACAGTTGCAGTTGTAGCAGAGCGTGTTGAATCCGGAAGGGAAGTTGTGTCGAATAAGCCAGGAATAGAAAATAGTTCCTCCACCGACTTCTTTGCGATGCTGATTGCCTCCTCCATTGATGTGATTGATTGTTAGAAAATCCTGACATGAAAAACCGCAGCAGGCGCACTGTTTACCATAATGAGCGAAAATACGGGCACGAACAGATTTCCGCCAAGCTATCCCATCTTCTTTTTTGTTTGGATTACTTCGGCCCCAAAGAAGACTTTTCTCCACACAAATAGAGCAAGTGTTGTACCCTATTTTGCGTTCACGCCCGCAATGACAAAGCCCAGCAGATGCCCGTCTTTGCCGACGAAGGGCTGATTCATTCGCTTTGCACGGTTTGCAGACTTGTTCATATCCATCAGATGTCGTGCGGTTTTTGTGAAATTCGGTCAGAGGCTTTGTGTGAGTACATTTCCAGCAGCGTTTGGTTTCCATGATGAAATCATTATAGTTTAATTCTCATGGAAAATCAAGTGAATTATAATAAAGTTCTCGTACAAAGCAAAAAGGCCATCGGTTAGGATGGCCCAAATGCTGCTAAGTTATTGAAACTAATCGGCAAAGACGCCGCTAACGACTGTCGCGGTAATTCCGTCGAACCTTACGTGACTGTCGCCCTTGTCTGAGAAAAAATTCTCGTAAACGCGGTATCTTGCTTCATAGTTATCTTTGTTTTGAACACGGAACAGCACCGTGCCGTCGTCATCCGCCCATTCTCCCTCGACCTCTGGGATCCAGAACAGGTGACTCTTGTTCGCGCCGATCAGGGTTCCGTACGCGAAATCCTTGTCCACCTTCACCGGAGTTCCGTTGAAGGAGTACTCGGACTTGAACGCGCCGGCCTCTGTGCCGCCGTCGAAGTTCTTGGGCTGAGAGCTGCCCATGTATCGACGATCCGCTTCAGTCAGCTTGATCAACTCACGCCGAACCGAAACGTGACACAGATACTGATCGATCACTTCGCCGCTGACTTCCTCGGCGTTATCCGTTCCGCGCTGCAGAATGTCGGGGCTGATGGTCCCGACGCTCGACAACACATTCGAACGGAAGAACGCGTTGACAGCCTGCGAACGATCCAACGAGAAGATGCTGGACACGTACGTGGTCGAATCCACGATGCCCAGAATTCCCATCGGTTCCAAACCGAACGAAGAATCCGAGGACGCACCAGTCGCCAATGAGTTCGAGCCGAGCGACACGAGGTCGCCAGACGCGAGGTTGTTGACGGTAGCGGCGTCGAGCTGGATGTTCGGTTCCGCCACGGACGTGACGTTGCCGTTCACCTTCACCGTGACACCGGTCACATCAGTGATCGTGACCTGCATCCCGACCTTGATGAACCGGGTCGCGTTCGTGGTCCCGCTTACTCCACCAGGGTTCGCGAGCGCAATGTTCGCACCGGCCGCAACCGCGCCAGTCGTAGTAGTGGTAGCCAGCGTACCTTGGCCGAAATAATTCAGCATCCGGTTGCGCTGCCGGGCCAGGTCATCAACCAAGCCCTTTTGTTCTGAGTCCATCGCGCGAGCAAAGCTGCCTTTGTCGCTCCGGGACGCCTTCATGACCTGTGCGGTCAATTCGATGCGGCCCTGGATGAACCTCATTGGAATTTTCAGGTTTGCGTACGCTTGCTTACCGGCGACGGGCAACGCTCCACCTTCAGCAGTGGCCTTCACGCCGTAGTTACGCGCTTTGCGGAGAGACAGGACGACCTGACGGCCTTCCCATTCATACTGCTCGATGTCACCCTTGGTGAACAGATCAAGCAACCGCGTCTTTTCGTTGAGCTGATTTCGGATCGGGCCTGCGTAAACGTCTTTCAACGCCGCATCAAAACCCGAAACAGTTGTGTCCTGCGCCATAAATTTCTCCTCTGTTTCTGATTTCGACTCGACTCATCATCGATGTCGTTTGCTACACCAGGCCGATCCGCCTCAGCTACTCAGCATTGTGAAAGTGCTTGTTCGCTATCTCCCAAGCCGCGTTGTGCGCCGAACCAATGTGATCCCTGCGCCCTGCCGCGTCCCGTCGCACTCCATCAGTCTGCTGACCGGCTTTACCGCTCGTACCCGGTTTCGGCAAGCTCTTGTTTCTCTGTATCGCTCGCCCTTTATCTGCTGCTCGGCTTGTCGCATCCGGCTGCGCGCCCGTCCAACCCAGCGACTTCTTCGCCAAGTCGTAACCTTCTTTCAGGAGTTCCTTCGTTACCGAACCGCCCTGATAGAACTTGTTCACGCGCTCGTCATCCTGGTTGATCCACGCTGTTACCAGCGTCTCAATCACGTGACGTTTGTTGCCGTCCGGATCAGCGATCTTGTCATCACTGAGCCACTGCGACACGTTCTGCCGGCCTGAATCGATCAGACTCGACCGTCTCTCCTCCTGTGCAGCCTGAGTGCCAGCCTGCAATTCGGTGATTTGGCCTTTCAGCTCCTCTACAGTTTTCTGCAGCTCGTCCTTCGGAACGTATCCGAGTCTCGGAGCCATCTTCTGCAACCACTTCAGAGCTGCCTGATCTTCCTTGCTCAGTTCGTCAGAATCATCGGAGCGGGTAGTCTGCTTGCCCTTCCCATCTCCAGCCGCTTCCTTAGCTTGCTTCTCCGCTTTCTCCGCATCGTTCCGGCGTTGAACCAGTTCGTTGAGGAGTTGTCGGACAACTTTGGGATCCGTTATTCCGTAATCCTTCAGTTCTTTTTCCCAGACAGAAAGTTGTTCGATCCGATTTCCGGATTCTTGGTACGCCTTAATCGCATCTTCGCGAGTTGCGTACTTGACCCGATCGTTTACGACGAGGAAGTCGTCATTTTCGCTGCTTTCTCCGGAGTAGCCGGATTCAGCACTTTCTTGCCCGGTGACATCGACTTGCTCAAGAGTACCTTGCGCGTCGTCGTTTACTGCCATAATTACCACCCTTGCATTTACGTCCGGAGTACCCGGACGGGATTGGCTCACAACATCAGAGCCGAGGTCCAAAAATTAGCTAATAGCGTCGCTGTCCGCACCAAGCGTATCGAACTGCACAGGATCATTCCACGAACCTGCTCGCGCTCGCTCAAGCACCAAAATCACGGTTTGATCCACGGCTGCAGTCGTGCCATTGACAGCAATGTTCTTCAACTGCACAACATCGCCTTTTGCAAAAGTCGGGGGATTCGGCGAAAGGTTCGCTGAGTATGTTGGGACGTTCGTCCCCCCAGCATAGCTCAGCAAAGTGCCTGAGCTAACCATTGTCACGCCGTTCTTCAAGATATCAGCGGTTGCTGTGGTTCCAGTTCCAGCCACGCCTTCACGAGCAAGAATAGCCTTAAGGCGGCTTGCAAAGGGAATTACAGCAGAATCTGTAGTGGCAACGCCACCGGCAGCAATAGTTTGCGTGCCGTTGATCTGCAGGCTGATAAGAATCTCGCCTTCGTTTCGAATCTTGATCATATCTTTCTCCTTAGTTGGCCCAGACCTTCAGGTCTGATACTGAATAAAGAATACTACAGAATTAAAAGGAGCGTTTTCGCAGAAGGGAATATGTCAGATTGACACGTGTTAGATTTGCTTCTCTGGGATCGGTTGCTGCTGAGCACGCCATTGTCGGATCGTTGCTTTGTCCTGTGCAGCAGACGGGGATACTTTCTGATCCGAGAGATAGATCGAAGTCTTGGGGCGCAACCCGAGTTTCGTTTTGGGCTTCGGCTTGACTGCTGCGAGACCGGCCTGCGGACCAGGCGTGATCGGAGGGGTCATTTCTTCTTCACTCCATCCAGACCAGCCAGCTTCATCTGGGGCAGCTTGGGCAGAATCTTCTTCGCGTCGGCCCCGTCCGCCTTTAGCTTCACTTTGACCTTGAGCGCCATTACTTCTTCCTTACATCGTTCAGTCCGCCAGAGAGTTTCTTGTTTTTCGTGGCGTAGAACACGGACTCGCCCTTTTTGTCTCCGTACTCCTGAATCATTGCAGAGTGTGCTTTCTGTGCAGACCCAGGTTTCCCGCCGAACTCCGCATTATACTTACTTAGCGGCACCTCAGTTCCCTCCACCTACAATCACGCGGAGCAACATATCGTGCATCGCGAGAGTCTTGATGATCAAGAACTGAGTGTAGGTCAGGATTCCGAGCCATCCGCCCAGAAGCACGAGCAGCGCCGCGTCGAGATACTTTTTGTAGGACCGCATTGTTACTCCTGTGGATCGGATGCTTCCTCGATCCCTTCTTCGCTCTGTGCAGAAGGCGCTTCTTGCTGGGCAGGCTGCACAGGAGTTGAGGGTTCGGCTTCGATTTGTTCGGGAGATGGATCACTAAAGTAATCATCGGCGATCTGCTTTAGCCGATCGGCTATGTGGCCAGCATGAGAAGGAGAAAACTGACTCGCAACCCAATAGAGGAAATCCTTGTTTGATTCAACACTCATATTCCGCTCCTGTCTTTGTTCCCTTTGTAGAGAGGGTTGCCCGGACGCTTGTCTGACGGAGTATCTTGCTTCTTGTTGTCCGACACACGGGTGTGTTCCGGCCCGGTCGGGCGCCCGTACTTCCAAACATCATCGCGCGGAACCTGCGGCGTGCGCAGTCCACTCTTCTTCACGCTGCTCTGCTTGATCGCCATGTTCAGTTCCCCGACTTGTCTTTATTGCCGGCGTATAACGGACTCACGCGGCCCGGATTCGACGGCTTGCCTACTCCAACTTTGGAGTGCGGGCCATTCTGAGAGGCTGTGCGAGTATGCCGAGCGTCCACGGAACGTCCGTAAGCCCACGGAGAGCTTCCTGGGTTGCCCTTCACGTTACGCTTCTGTGTCGAGGACGAAAGACCGCTCGATTTCTCGGCCCCACCGCGGAAGTTCGAATTGCCGAATCCGCTCTTGTGATCGCTCCGATCGCCGCTAGGCTTCTGCTTCACGTCACGCCCGTAATACTGGCTCTCGCCAGGATACGGAGCGCCGGAATCGTTCGGTCCACGTTCTGAATCGTACTTACCCATAAATTACTCCTTGGTCGCCGAAGCGATGTAGTTCAAAAGTTTGTGCGGATTCCGCCACGGCTTTTTGACAAAACGGCAGCAACCGCGTTCGAGACTAATTGTAACACCATTTACTGAGCCATCCGCGCTCTTGATCTGGCGAGCCTTCAACTCCGGATCGACCAAAACAACAGGATGAACGCAGATGTTGACGCCCTTCTCCTTCGTGTGAATACAGTCTGCACAGTGCTGTTTACCATTCTCGATGTATCCAGCGACCAGCGTGCCGGCTTCGGAGTACTTCGAGTCAAACTTGGTTTTCTCGAACATCACTGAACCTCAGAGCGGTATACGCCGTCTAGGGTTTTCCATGCAAGACGAATCCACCACAAGTTCACTGGACCGAAGTGTCTACGCAGCTTTGACAATGCGTACACCAAAGAACCTAGTTGCCAGTAATATCGGAGTTTCTTCATTGTTCTTCACTACACCTAGCGTTCAGAATAATGGTCGATAACCGACTTAATGTTCACTCTACTGAACCATCGTTGGGCCGCCCGGACCTTTGGGGAGGTTGATCGAGCGGTTCGTGCCTACGTCGATTTTGTCCGGATTCGTCCCTGGCCCAGTCGAACCCGCGGCGATATCGGGAGTCTGGGGCGGACCTACAGGCTGGCCGGCCTCTTCGGGATTACCCGGAAGACCCGCCGCACCGTTCTGCGCGCCCGCAACCGCTTGGGCCGCATCCTGAGCCTGGCCGCTCGGCATCTCCTCATTGGCTTGATCGTTGAAACCGGCGCTTTCGAGCGCGAGCTGCCGCGCAACCATATCGGTGACCGTATTCTGGATGTGAGCGATCCAGACTTGCTGACGCTCCGGAGGTAACTCACGGAACTCATCCGATTTGGCAAGATCCGTGTGGAGCAAGAGATGAACCTTGCTGTTGTCCACCATCGGGCGGATCTGCGGGATGAAGTTAGGATCCGTCATAAACGCATCCTGCTCCTTCGTCGCGTCCTCCACATCGATCGAAGCCGAACCCGTAATCGCCATCTCGCCGAACACTTTCAAGATACCCATCCCGATCTCGGGATCCTGCGGATTGATCACGCCCATCTGCACAAGCTGCTGAATCGTGGCTCGCTCGGTCGCGTTCGACTTGGGGAACATCCCGTTGTAGTCAATCACGAGGTTCACGGCGCCCTGCAGATCAGCCTTCGTGAACTTCATAGTCTGCCACTTCTTGTTTTTGCCCGTAATCACGCGCATCCGGGTCTCGTCCCAGTTGTCACGCGCGATTTCGAGCGCCATGTACTCAAACTGGCGCCAGCCCTTTGCGTATTCAGCCATCAGCGGCGCGATAGCCTTCTGGGACCGCTCGCCGAGGTAGGCCAGAGCGCTCGCCGCGGTCACTCCGGGCGGAGTATCGCCGCCCTGAAGGAAGAAAGTGCCGGCGACCCTCTCCATCGAGTCATCGATCTTGTTCATGAGCATGATGAGAGGCTGAACGTTATTCAGTTCGGCCGGAACACGCTCGGGCTTAGCGATCGAACTGCCGCCGAGTGAGATCGGGTTGTACGTGATATGCTGGCCAGGCTCACCGGTGATCAAATCCACTCCGGAACCCTTCGGATTGAGCCAGATCGCGTTCCCCATCCTCTGTGCAGACAGACGGAGGTTCGCCTCGACCGTGTTGCGGAAGATCTGGAGCGGAACTAAGTCATCCAAACGAGTCTTGCGCCAGAATCGGCCCGGAATCTTGTCGAATCCGAAGTGGACGAGCGGAAGGAAGTACTGATTCTTGCGCACGCCGGCCCCGAATTTCGTGGGGAGAGGCCCGGCTTCGACTATGGCTTGGGCGTTCGCTCCGAGTCGGACCGCGCGGAGTCCTTTGGGGAACTTCTTTGTGGGGAGTTCAAAAAACTCGTAAGCAGTGACTTTAGGATTCTTCGGTGCAGCCGGTCCACCGCCGATAAAGCCGCCAGAAGCAGAGAACGACGAAGTGACGTGCGCCATGACATCGAGATAGTACTGAGAGAGATCATTCCCCCAGTCCGATTTAATCACATCTGCGAATTGATCCCACTTCTCTTTTGCAAAATCCAGATCGTACCGACGTTGGCGGATGAAGCGACGTTGCTCCTTTATCGACGTGATGCGGTGATCCAGCCGGATCTCGAACGGCCCGCACACATCAGCCTGCATCGCGCCGATCGGGTACTCATCACCGATTGCGTTTCCATTTTGATCCTGTGCAGGAGTGAGTTCTTTGTGAAAGTCGCCGTTCTCCGCGCATTCAGGACAGCCGCCGTCCGCGGACGCGAGATCCTCGGGAGTCAGGACGGCTCCGCAGTGATCGCACGTTTGGTGCTGCACGAACGTCGTGCCGTACTCCTTGTCCATGTCGTAATAGGGAATGAGGAAGGCGTTGCCTGTCGCGACGAGCCAAGCTGCAATCTCGGATTCTTTCTCGTCAACTTCAGTTTCGGCGTAGAAGACTTCGCGCAGACGTTGACCCACTTCAGCGGTCGCGATGTCTTCGGGATCGTCCTTCGCGGGCAGATACGTGATCGGAACACGGTGACCTTGAATGAGCTGCGCGACTACATCGTTGTACTTCTCGGCGAACTTGTTCGTCTGGGCGCGCGGAAACCATGCGGGCAGCGAGCGCGGGCGCCAGCGTCCACGTTCGTAAATAACCCATTGCTGTCCGGCGATAAAGAGAACGTTACGGAACCATTCACGCTCGAAGAGGGATCGCTGGAAACGATCAATGGAGAGGCAGCGATCGATTCGCGCCGAGATAGCTTGCGTGTCTTGATAGGGATCTTTACCCGCAGCCGCATCTTTCTCATCACCTTCGAGTTCTTTGTCGTCTTCTTCGTTAAATTCCGCCACGGGTTAGCTCGCTTTCTTCTGGGTCGGCACACTCATGAGCGCAGCAGCGGCATCATGTAAATCCTCTGGTAATTCTAACCCAAATTCGTCATGCTCGGTTCCAAGGGTCTCGGCGAACATCTCCCCGATCTCCTTCTTCTGAGCATCCATCTCCTTCTGCACAGAAGCAGACTTCTCGCTCGCGTCCCTGCGCGCCGTCGTCGTCACCTCGCCCATCCCGTTCGCCTGCATGAACTCATCGAGCTGGCGATCCGCGCGCTCCTGGGCCTCATCGAACCGGCGCCGGTAATACTCGATCTCGCGCTCAAGCTGCGCAATTCGCTTATCCAACTGTGCAGACGAAGCGACCCAGGAGGTCTCGCGGAAGCGCCACAATTGCTCCCTTATCGCGTCCTCACTCTTGCCGTAAACGTGAAATCCAAGAATTCGTTTCATGTTCCTTCCTCTCTAACTCAAACTGCTCAAGCAAGAAATCGAAATTGCGCTGTAACCATAAACAAAAATCGAGCGGGTACGGATTCGCTGGACTCAGTTGCTGAAACGACGAGTACATCCGCGGCTTGCGTCGATTCGCCGGCTCATCTTCGTCCGGTCTGAGATCTACTCCAGTTCCGCCCATTAGACTTCCCCTTGTCCCGCCCAGTCAAACTTTTCATCGCCTCGCAGATCCACATCCGGCGCATCTTCCATGTCCGCTTCCCTCAACGCGGCCCCGCCCTTCCTCCGCCACTCTCGCTCGGCGATCCGTTTGTCCATATCGCGCATTGCGCGGTAGCTCAACGGATCCTTCTTCGCGATGGAGTCCCAATCGCGTTCAGGCTCCTCCCATTTACCGGGGATCGGCCGTGTCATGCAGACATAACGGTGCGCGTCGCAATTACGAACAAGAAGTCCGTTTGCGAAATATTCATGAACATCTTCAACAGCGAGATTATAAACGGGTCTTGGAACGGCCTTCGACAGTGAGACGAGCCGAACAGGAACCTTTGCACGAGCGGATTTTTGAGTAACGGTTGACCACAATCGACTTGCTGCAGACGACGCACCTTCTTTTAATGTTGTCCAAACCAGCGACTCGCCGCCATGCTGATTTGCAGTTGTTGGAACAGAATTCTTTACGGTTGTGTTTGGTGGAAAACTGTTTTTTGCAGTGTCTACAAACCCGATGTTTGAGCACTCTTTGTTTCCATACCCGCTTCCCGTGCAAAGAATGCCATCTCCGACCAACCACAGATTTGTGCCAGCTAGCGGCGGCGCTCCGTGCGAGATCGAGATTAGAGGGATGACGTTCCTTTGCATGGATCCCAGACGGGATACATTCCAAGTTACCCAATTCCCAATTTCGTTTGTTCTCATCTTTGTGATGAACCACATATCCTGCAGGAACTGCGCCATTGTGTTTCGTCCAGATATACACATGGAGTTTAATCGTCTTGCCGTTGACGAAGGCTCGATAGTACGGATTCCTTTTGTTGATGTACCACTCAATGCCGTCGTAGATAACTGTTCTGGGTTCCATTCTTGAAGTATATCAGAATATCGAAGAGTATTCAATGTCAAAAGACCGGCATTAACTGACCAAAAGGGATGCTCAGCAGTAGCAACGATTTCTGTGCCATTAGAAAACTCGGCCCGAAACACTTCAGCATAAGAATTAGTCATCCCAGTACTAAGGACACGTTTTGAGCCAAAGCGTGTCATGACAAAATCCCCAGCACAGATACGTTCTATTCGTTTTTGCGTACCGTCTCCCATCAAAATATTTGTTCCCTGCGCGAAACACGTGTCGTAGCGAGCGGTCGCAGTCTTCAGAGGCTTGTCTGCTTTGTTGGGATCCCATTTATACGCGTCGTGCTCCTGAATAAACTCCGTGAACGTATTGAACACGAACGTGCGCGGCGAGCCGGCGTTGCGGAACTTTTGATAACGAGCGTTCGGTTGCGTGTCTTGATACCACTCAGGGAGCGCACGATGTTTCTGCACATGAAAATATGCGTTGGTCTGAAGGATACCGGGGATCACCTCTTTGCGCGCGATCTGGGCGTGGATCCCGTGATCTTGCCCCAGCTCGACCATTGCGACTTTGTTCTCCCAGTCCATCACGTACTGGGTGCGCGATTCGTTCCAGGGAAGGTTGTTCTTGATCCACTGCGCTACTTCTCCGGTTCGTCCGGTTCGTTTGGAAAACCCTCGAACGATAATTTGATTACCGGCATCGTCAGTGTATTCAGGTACAACAGCCCACGGACTATCGCCGCCAACGTCAATTCCCACCGTGAGGGGCCAATGTTTAGGAATCGGGAAAGGATCAACAATATGTACGGAGCGATAGTCTTCATTACGCAACCCTCCCTCAAACTCCCTGTAAATTTTGCCAGTAAAATCGTCAAACGAGCAGTACACGTAACGCTCGACCCACTCACGTCCCCACTGTTTCAGGTTACTGTCGAAATATGAATCTTCGATGAACCCGCCTGCACTCTCTCTGTTTTCTTCTGAGTTCACCGCGATCCCGAGCGTGTCCGGCCCGCGGAACGCCTGGTAGTACTTTCCATCGATAGGCAAAGCCTTCTTCTCTTTGTCGCGCGGCCACGGTTTGAATTGAGAAAAGAAGGTCTCCCACAGCCAGTCGTGACCTGCGGGATTCATCGTTCCGAATCCAAACTTCTTGGGCGCGCGCGGCAGCCTGAGTCGTGACATCATCGCTTGCCAGTGTTCAAGCTGAATCTCTTCCGCTTGGTCGATCGCAAACCAGCCGAGGTTCGCGCCCAAACGCCTAGTTTTGGTCAGAGCTTTGGCATCATGTAAGTGCCGAAAAAAAATCAGGCTCCCGTTACGCAGTAGTACCGTGCGTGCTTTCTTATTGAACGCTTTGATCCACGACGGCGGGCAGATATCGAAGAAAGTCCGCATCGTAGACTCTTCCAAATCTGTGTAGTGGTAACGCAGGACCATCCCGACGTTGCCAGGGATCACAGCAGACAACACGAGACCCTTCAAAATCATTGCGTGGGTCTTGCCGGAAGCGAACCCTCCCGCAAGCATGCTGAAACGCTCGGGCGAGAACACATACTCACGCTGCGAAGGCAGGAGTTGGCCGGTTTTGGCCTTGAGTTCATGTGTATTGATTGGAGCATTACTGAACACCGTGAGTCTCCAAATATTGAATTAAGGATTTGAACTCTTTCAGACTCGCGTTGTTTTTGAGACCATTCGCTTTCATGCTGATTACGGCAACGTTGCCTTTGACGTAGCCAAGGTTCGGAATAATCTTATCCAAAGATGGCGTGTTATTCGTTACTTTCCGAGGAGTAAAGAAAAGAGGAATTCCAAGAATCGGGCACACATCTGGAATAAAAATGTCCTCCAGAGTTAAATTGAAAGGAGTATTTGTATTTCGAGCGCGTCTACGAGTCGCTGACAAAAGACACAGTGAACGGTTCGACCAGCGCCATGTCCGATGAATGGCTGTCGCTTTGTTCGGATTATCCTTAGCCCATTGTCGCGAGGCTTCCCGGTGCTTTTGAGGATTGTCCCAATATCGCTTACGTGCGGCTGCAAGGATCTGATCACGTTTCGCAAAATGCCGTTGTCTTCCCTGTATTGTATGGCAAATTTTGCATTGGCCTACAGAAGTAAGATTATCTGGAGAACGTAAGTGACCACGGAGGCAATGAGTTTGTTTCATACGTGGAAAGGCAATTATACCACGTATTTACAGCGAATTAAACGCGTGGTCCTTTAGGTCTTAACCCATCAAAACCATTTTTACCGCCCGACGACTGAAGCAATGAAGTGTGCCCTTGGGTCGGCTGCATAGGATTCGTCGGAAGAGGCTTGAGCTTGGGACCTAGACTCGACCGAAACATATCGCTCGACGCCCGAACCTGCGGCTGTCCGACCGTGTTGGTTGACGGCATCTTCACCTTGGGCGGGCCGATCACTGGGCCGCGGGGCTTCGGCGTCATCGAGTTCTTCATCGGGGCACCGGGCTGCGCCATCTGTTCAAACATGCCGGCCATTAGAAGTTCCTGTTCTGCAGAATCGACGCGTTAGCCTGTCCGATCCAGAGCACCATCCCCGGATTGCCGGCCGTAGGTGCGCTAGCGGATCCAGTCGTGGCGATCAAGGTAGACGCGCTCGAAGCAGACAACGCCACAGCCTGAGCAAACGCAGCATCCCAGTTCGCCAGGTTCTCGCCGCTGATCTTGCCGCGCGCGAAAAGATACGCTTGATAATCCAGATTCGTGTCGGGTGTAAAGCTCATAAAGACTCCTTAGAAATTTCGGCTCAACTGCTTCACCGCTAGATTCGCGGCCGCGATCGCTGTCGCAATCGATCCGTTCGGGTTCGAAGCCGCCGGCGACCCTGAGTTCGCAACGAGCGTCGCGGCGCTGGTCACCTGGAAGCAGAAGTACTGCGAGAACGTCGCGTCCCAAACCGCCAGATCCGCGCCCTTAATCAAATTGCGCGCGAACACATAAGCCTGCCAAGCGTTGTCAGTATCTGGCGTGAACGACATAACGAATCTCCTATTTCATTCTACCACTAAAACTGATGCTTTTTGCTCGTCGTCGAGGTCTGAGCGCTAGTCACAGCGGTTGCGGCAGTCACGGCCGCGGCCAAATCCGCTTGCTGGCAACAATACTTGATAAAGAACAGATCGTATTCGAACTGATCACCGTCCGCGAACTTCGCGCGACCCTTCAGATACGCTTGGAACGCCGGACTTGCATCTGGACTGAACGCCATACTTTACCTCGCAAGAATTATTGTACACGAATTCCGTTCAAGCCGGTCTTCTGCACAGGAGATGATGCTTGCTGAGCGCGGAGCTTGGCTTGCAGAACGGCCGGCGTGATTCCGCTCAGTCCGCCCTGACCGGAGTGAGGGTAAGAACCCAGTGAGCTGTTTTGCCAGTTTTCGAACTCGTCAGTTTTGGTTCGGCGAAGAGGCTTGGGGAATTGATCCGTGCTCGATCCTCCGCCCTGCGAAATTCCGGGCATCACGGTCCTACTCTTACTGACTCCGGGCCGTAACCCTGAGACGGGTTAGGGATTCCGTTACCGCTCCCGATCCCTAAATTCTGGGGCGCTCCGATCGAGGTCGGGTTCAGACGAGATTGGCGTAGCGCGAGAGCCTGCCGGATATTCGCGAGACCTTGGCCTAAGCCCTGCACAGGAGAGGAAGATTGAGTCGGACCCATCGTATTCTGCGGTCCCTGCATCGCCATGTCGTTCGACTGTGCAGGCTGAAGTCCCGGAGAGAGTTGGGTGCCTACCTTGCCGGCGGCCTGGCCGAGCTTCTGCGCCATCGGACTCGCGAGAGCCTTGCCGACGCCGCCGAGGATACCTGCGAAGCCTCCCATTAGAGTTTCTTCTCCACTTGCTGTGCAGCCTGAATCAACGCAGCTTTTTCAGCTTGAACTTTGGCTTCAGCGCTGTGAATCAGACGATCAATGACACCGCGGAACCCAAAGCCGCAAGCGAGACCGCTGATCCAGATAAGGACGTAACCTAACACTGTGTTCATTCATCCTCCTCGTCATCCAGCTCCATTGTAGCATCGAAAGATTGCGCCGGAGTTTCCTGAATCTGCTTGAGCGTCTTCTTGTCGAACCCCATCTGCGCGAGACCCTTCCCGAGATCCTGTAGGGGGAGATCGGCGGGCGCCGCAGCCCCTCGCTGATTGTTCCCGATGATCCCGGTCGCCTCGGCGAGCATGCGGAGCGCGGCGACGGCTTTGCGCGGATCCCGATCGCGCACGTTCGACCAGAGTAGGCCGATGAGATGCTTGCGCGCGCGGTCGTCCAGGCCGTTCTCTTTGTCCATCTCGCTGAGCTGGGCGAGAACGTTCGGGTGCGTGCGGAATTCGTGAGCGGCGGTCGCGACGAGAGAGGGCGCCGAGCCTTTGGGCAGGATCATAGCGGCGGCCTTCTCGTAGTTGTGGTACTGCGCGAACACTATCTTGGCGACGTGCCGGGCGACCGCAGGATCGTCGAGAGGGAAGAGTTTTTCGAGATTCGAGATCTCTTGGTTGAAGACGGCTTTACTTAACGGATACGCCCCTACGTTGGGATCCTTTGGGACCGGGCGCCGCACCGTGCCGTCCGCGCGCACGATTCGGCCCGTCTCCGGATCGCGGTTCGAGATGACCGGTTTAGGTCGATCTCGCTTGGGCGGGTTCTGTAGGATGGCTTCCTGGGGCGAACGGGAAGGAGTCTTCATGAGGAGAGAATAACATCACCTGCAATTACAATCTTTTGCCCCATCTTTGTTTCTGGCACATTGGCTGATCCGTGCGACGGTCTTTTCTGGTTTTTCGATTCCAATCGCCTCCGGATGTTAGACAGCCTGCGCATTTCTGCCCTTGTTTGCAACCACAGTTCCATCCTGTCGAGTAAATCGGTAACCAACCTGCAGCCTCCAAAGACTTTCCTGTTTCACTTTCTAAAATGTACGTTTGTATCCAGTGAAAACCCATCGCTTGCGCTGCCCTAGCACTAGCTGCATAGAGCATAGAGCAAACATGAGGAGTGCCGTCTGATACTAAACGGGTCACTTCTGCAACTTGATACGGATCTACGTTTCGTGCTACCGGGCGGCCAGTTACTGCAGCACCTACAAGAGTCTCAGCAACAAAACAACCAAGACTAAAACGATGTCCTGTGACAGACTTGTGATGACGATGTTTAGCTGTAATGAGTGCATTTGCCTGCCTTATAGTCAAAGGACCAATGCGTAATTTTGGATTGCTACTCACGGTCGTCCGCCCTCGCCCCACTCTTGTTCCGGGCCTCATTTATAAACGAGATGAGCGCGGGATTATCCTGAATCAATCGGGTCAGACCAGGCTCGATCCTGTAGATGAAGTCGTGCGCGTACATCCGCTCGCTATCCCATCCATCCTGATGAATCATGTGGCCCTCATAGAGCACGGCGTGCATGCACTCATGCAGGAGAGTCGCGGCGAAGATGAAGTTGTCGGGGTGACGGTAAAGTTTTATTGTTCTGTTGTTCCGATTTGTTTGGCCAAGCAGAGGCTCTCCATTCATGATTGGAGTGCTCTGCACAGAGACGGAGTAAGTGACGCAAGGCTTCTTTGATGGCGGAGGACACACATAAATAAACGCGGGCGGAGTTGGCTCAGTCTGCGCGAGAGCCGGCAGGCTGCACAGGAGGATGAAGAGTAGAGAGAATGTTTTCATGGTCTCAATTTTTGCCCGTAAGGAATGCAGCAAGAATACAAAATCCGCCGGCGACCGGGGCGTGCATGCGAAATAGATAGATGGCCGCGATCAAGAAGACCGCGGGCACAATTACGAGACCGATACGTTCCAGAATCGTTTTCATCATTCTTCCTCAATCTCGGAACCCTCTACAAAGACCGCGACACCTCTCTTGCGGGCTTCACGTAGAGCGGCCTCTTCTGCTTCGGCGAGAGAGTTGGCCCCGTCAATTACGACTTCTTCAGTAGCGCTCAGGAACACTCGGACTTTCATTCGGATTCTCTTTCCTTGAAATAGAAATGCACCCCTTCCGCAGTGACATGCACGTCGTCCAACATCGATCCAGGAAGCAACTCCTCGGCTCGGAGTAAGGAATCTGGAGGAGCAGGAAACTCCCGACTGTATATCTGCTTTAGAGGTTGATCAGTAAACCGATGATTTATCCAAATCTTCATTTCTTCTCCTCTTGTGCAGAGCTACGGCTCGCGGGCTTGCGTGATTCGTGTGCGGCTTGCTGCCAGTAATACCAATCCAGGGAGCGACCGTGCGAGGACGAGATCCAGCCCCAGAAGATGAGTTTTTCGGAGAGTGACATGAGGTAGAGTTCCATTCAGTCCTCCGGGCCGCCTGAGACGAGAAACACGAAGACGCACCAGGCGAGTATGCCGCCTCCGATAAAGATAACGGTTAAACAGAGCGTGTCGATGCTCTTCACAATTGCTTCTGGCCAGCTCACGGCATCACCTCAAAGATCGGAACCCGCTTCGCCATCGCGCTGATGAAGATGTACTCGCGCGCGTACGCGTCGTAACGGAACAGGTGCCAACGGATGCAGAGGTAGCGCGGGGACCAGTACGGAACTTTCCAGTCCGGACGTACATACACCGGCGTCCACGGAATGTTCAGGCGGAAGCCCAGGAACTCTAGCGTGAGTGAGGGCGGCGGGTAGTTCGAGAGGAAGCTACCCCAATTCTGGATGCGGGCTATCAGGCCGGGCCAGAGGCGTTTATCGGTTCCCCAGTTTGGGCCGGTGAGGGAGGTCATATTTAATTCCGTAACGCCAACGTAATGACTGACTCGGACGTTCCTTCTTTTTCGGGGTTGTCTCTGTCAGTGATGGTCTCGATTGGTGCTGCAATACTTCCGTACGCTCCTGAAGCGAGCGTGAGCAACGCAATTTCAGCCTCATTCTCTGGCTGTAAAGTCAGCAGCAACTGCACCCGAGTGCTCGACACTTTGGTGATCTTCATTTCTTCTCCATCACGATATGGACCTCAACGCAATCCCGAATCTTAATCGTCTTCTTGAACAGGACCGTCATCGAGTCCGGGTCGCACACGACCTGGGTCGGGTTGTCAGGGTTGTCTACCACGCAATGCCACTTCTTCGTGTTCACCACGATCGAGTCCACGCAGGTCGGGACCAGGATGTACTCGACGTGTTGAAGAGGAGGAGGGGAGGGCGGGGGAGGAGCCGCTTGGCGGCCTTCTGCACAGACACAGGAGACGAGTAGGGCGCCCGCGAACAAGCCAATGAGTCTCGACCGCTTCATTTGAGTGAACACATTATCGCGCGACTTAACGAGAAAGTCAAGCGCAATATGTCAATTTGACACGCCCAGGAAAACTTTCCGTTACGCCCGGTTTCGTGTTCAGGAAAATTCGCTGTTCGCGAACCGTGAACGCTGGCCGGGTGAACACCTTCTCTTTCATATTCACTGAAACGGCCACATTTACCGCGCGAGTAAATATGGTCTTCCGGGTGAATATACCGGTCCAGTGGTCTATATCGCGCTGAATACACACGAGTTAGATTCATTCTGGTGATTTTTCCAATTTGGGGGCAAAGGTAAGTTCGGCTCAAAATCAGGCCGGGGGTCTACCGGGCTTCCCCTGGGTTCGGAGCGGACCAGAAGGAGGGGAAGAAGGAGGGCCAGCGGAGGGGCGCGCGCGGGGCGGATGTACCTGGCGGCCGGCCGGACGCTGCAGCGTCTAACTCCTTTGTTTCTGTGACTATCGGTTTCGTTATCCGAGAGTCAACGGACGCGCGGCGGATCTGGGCTGTCGAGTTTTCTGTAAGAAAAACGTGACAAACTTCTGGCAAACGTTGCGTGCTCACGTGAGCTGTGAACCTGGCACGCGCGAGACACGCGCACCTAAGCAGAACCTGGCATGTTAATTGCTGGCAATTCACAGATGACCCGAAGATTACGGCCGGTATTCCTCAAAGAGAATGCGATGTGGCGACGCACGCAATACTCTCGCGCACAGTATCTATATGCACGGGCTGTGCGGTTTGGCTGGCTTGTACGCCAACGTTGCGAGGTCTGCGGCGCAGGAGATGCAGACGGACATCACACTAACTATGCCGAACCATACAACGTGCATTTTCTTTGTAATGAGCATCATAGAATCGCCGACAAATTAAGGCGAAAAAGTGTCACTTATTCACGCGCGTTAATTGCCGAGCTATCACAGACTTGCGAGTAAGTGTGACAATTATTTCCATTCTCATGCGAATTATTGTCACTCTTGATTCCTCTAACTCACTGAATTACTCCCTAACTCGTTGGAAAATCCTTTGGAATTAAGCGTGCAAGATATATGAGTCATAAGACGTGACCGAACTAAACGCGGCACGCAAAGGAGAATCCAACAATGTCTTACCTTCACAGCTTCACCTATGGAACACCTGCCAACCGTCGCCAGACTCCGCTCACCATTGACCAGATAGCGCAATATGCGCCGTCCGCGCTGGCAACCCGTGCGCATGAGTCCCGCTCCGATCGTTACACCTACATTCCAACAATCAACGTAATTGAGGGAATGATTAAGGCTGGCTTTCAACCGTTCAGCGCGTCGCAGTCTCGCTCACGTATCGAAGGAAAGGCCGAGTTCACAAAGCATATGATTCGCTTCCGACATCAGGACATCGGAGCTGACTTAGTTGTCGGCGATGTCATCCCCGAAGTTGTACTGGTTAACTCGCACGATGGCACAAGCGCTTACAAGCTGATCGCTGGAATGTACCGTCTAGTCTGCTCGAACGGTCTCATGGTCGCCGATTCGACAACCGCAAGTCTCAGTGTCATGCACAAGGGAAACATTGTTGCCGAAGTAATCGACGGCTCGAATCTGATCATTCAAAACTCACAGAAAGCGCTGCAAGCCGCCGGAACATGGTCACGTCTGCAGCTCACCGATGGCGAACAGTCCGCATTCGCCGAAGCTGCGCACACGCTCAGGTTCGCCGACTCAGAAGGTAAAGTTACTACTCCCATCACGGCCGCCCAGCTCCTCCGCCCACGTCGTTCTGAGGACACCGGCACTGATCTCTGGAAAACATTCAACCGCGTCCAGGAAAACGTTATCAAGGGCGGCTTGCACGGTGTCCAGCGCGACGGCGCCGGCCGCAGACTCCGCGCGGTTTCGACTCGCCAAGTAAAGGGAATTGACCAAGACGTAAAGCTAAACCGCGCACTGTGGACCCTGGCGGAGCGTATGGCAGAACTGAAAGCTGCCTAGTGGTCTAGCTTCGAGCATAGGCGCACGATCTCCCCGCGCGTCTTGCTGGAAGCTAGAAACGGGAGGGAAACAAGATGAGACATACACTCGTAGCTATTCTTACGTTCTGTATTCTCGCGCTGTATTACACGCACCTGTTTATAGGTTGACTAGTCCCCTCCTCATGCGTCCGTGCGTCCCTACATTGGCGCATGAGGAGCGAACCAGGGAGGAACGCTCATTATGAATATCGCGGTTAACAAGTCTACACTCGCAACCGAAATGGCAAAGGTTCTGCCCTTTGTCGAACGC